TGGCAAGAATTAAAAACTGCTTTAGGATTAACTCAATATACAGCAGAACAAGTTTCTAATATGACTTTAGAAGAGTTTGGTAAAGCAACGGCTGTGGACTTATTGAAAGGCGAAACTATAAACATAAACTCAAAACCGTTTGAAGAGCCTAAAGCAGGTATAGTGATTAATTTTATAGAAACTAAAAACTATGAAGAGCCTTTAAACAAAGAACAAATAGATGAAGTTAAAGCAACACTTTTAGGAAACAACTTAAAATCATCAAACGAATTGATTAAAAAGCTAGAGACTGCAAAAGTAACTAATCCCACTCTACAATCTCTAAAAACGTTTTACACTCATTCAGAAGCAGTTAAGATATTAGAAAATCCTAATAAAATTAAAGAGTTTTATTACAGATTAAAACAAACTGAGCCTTTTGAAATAATTGAAGAAGCTAATCCTATGTTTATAGCTACATCTACTTTTGATAAAGATATTGTAGGAAAAACAAGAGTGGATAATCCCTTAATAAAACAAGCAAAATTTAGAGAGGAGTTTGGCGGAATAAAAGATGAAACAGGGTTTAATCAAAAACTAAGTAATTCAGAATTCAGTTTCTTACAACAAGATGCTAAACAATTATTTGAACAATATTCTAAATTAAACAGAATAACTGTTAAAGACATAAACTTTGAAGATGTTCCTAAAAACAACACTAAACCATTTTTAGAAGTCACTTTAAAAGCCGATGAAAATTTCACTTTAAGAAGAGCTATAGACAGAATCTTAAACATACCGACAGAACTTTGGACAGAGAAAGAAACAGCAATTTTACTTAAAGACGTTAAAAACCGAGCTATTGAAAATTCATTAGATTTAAAAGATTTTGAATTAAAAACAGAGAAAGATATTAAAACATTATTATCTTCTCTTAGAACAGCTTTAAACACGTCAGAAGTAGGGGATTTCGCTAAAGTGTATGACGATATTTTCGCCGTAGATAAAAGTGTAAGAGAAGCAGTAATTGAAGACAATAGAAACATAGTTAAAATTCAAGGTAAAGACAACGATTACAATCTATTCTCTAAATTTGGAATACTACCTTTAGGAAATAATTTATACTTAAAAACAGATGCTTTAAATAGAACTTTAGAAGAAGCTAAAGATATTGTAGGTCTTTCTGATAGTGAATTAAGTAAAGCCACTAAAAACATTTATTTAGCAGGAGCAGAAAACGTAGATGTAGAAACCTTACAAAAAATGGCTTTATATGCCACACATTTTAAAACTAAATTTGAGGATGTAACACCTGAAAAAATAGTGGAAGGAGAAGAATTTTCTGATTTATATAGAGATAATCTTAGAAAGCCAAATGAAAACAATATTTTTACAGAAACAGGATTGGAACACTATATAGAACAAAAAACAGAAGAAAAACAACCACAAACTTTTCAAGAACAAAGAGAGGCTATTTTGAAAAATCCTCAATCGCTTACTTTATTTAAAGGTAATTATTTCAATATTTCGGAGAATGAAATTCAAGCTGATAGCACACAAGATTTTATAAGAACTCAGAGAGGTGTTTTTGAATTAACTCAAAATAATGTCTATACAAGACTTACAGACAGAGAGCCAGGATATGAAAATAACTACGCTCCATACATAAATCAAAACACAGAAATAAAACAAAATAATTTATTTTCTAAAAAAGAGGGTGAAAATATTTTGAAGTGTGAATAATTTTAAGTACTTTTGCAAAATGACAGATAAACAACAATACCTCTTAGATACTTTAAAAACCCTCGGCTTCAACACTGAGGGTAAGTCTTTTGAATACTGTTTTGAGCTTTTAATTCAAGAACACATAAGAGTGCTAATGGAAGTAGAAGTGTCAAACAAAGAATTTTTCCGCAAAGAATTAAATAGAGTTTTAAAACCCACAAATTAAAAATGAGTTGTCAAGTAAAAAGAAACAGCAATAACGAAATAACATTAGTTACAAATAAAGAAGGTAAAGAGTCAAAGCTGTTCAATACAATAGCTAAACACCCTTTAATTGAGAACAAAGAAAAAGCCCTAGAGGTTTATAAAAACATTTACACAGATAAATTTTCAGATGATGAGAATGGTGTGGCGTTTACTAATAAATTATCAGACGGAACAAAAACAACATCATACAAAGAGGCTTTAAAAAACTCTCAAGAAAACGAGATTATTGAAGTGGGGTTTGAAAAAGATGGAGAATTTACTTCTATAGTAAAAACAGTAAAAAATACAGACCAATCAACTAAAGAAGGTTTTGTAAACTTTTTTATAGAAAATGGAATGATTTCCGAACAAAAAGCAGGAGATAAATTTCAAGGAGAGGGTAATACCGATTTAGAGCAAACTTTCAACGCTTTAGAAATAGAAAGACTTGCTTTAGCTAATTTAGGACAAGACTCTATAAAAAGGGATGCTTTTGCTTTTACTTTACAGCAAACTAAAGGAAAGCAACTTTTAAAGCTTAAAAACGGCGAAGAAAAATACCTTTCTAAAGAAGAAGTGGAGCAAATGGATGTCAATGACTTTGACAATCCAAATGACGCTATTCTATTTAAAAACAGCAAAATAACACCCTACAGAGAAAACTTTAAAATTACACCGCAAACCGAATCTGAAAAAGACTTACAAATTAAACTTTTAGACTTGTTAAATAAGTTGGGAGTTAATATAATATCTATTTCCGATTATTTAAAAAATTACAAATCTAAGAATGGAATTAACCCATCGGCTAAGGCTTTGGCTGACATCACTCAAAAAGTAATTGCTTTAGAGGAAGGCTCTGCTTCTATGGAAGACTTTGTTGAGGAGGTGGCTCACTTTATTGAGAGTGCTACTTCTATGGATAAAAAAGAAAACATTTTAAGAAACATACATAAAACAGAAGAGTGGGCGGAGCACTCACAGGCTTACTTTAATATTTATGAACAAGACGGTTATTCAGGACAAGAATTAGATAACATTGTAAGAAGAGAAATCTTAGGTAAAGTAATTAAAAACAGCGTTTTAGATTATTCAAATAGAAATGAAGAGCAAAAAAATATCTTTCAAAAAGCGTTTGAATTTATAAAAGATTTCATAGATTCTTTAAAAGTTTCAAGTGAACTAAAAGACTATCTACAAGAGATAAACAATTCCATAGAAACAAATGACAGCCAAAACACTTTAGATTTAAATAGAGAAAGCCAATCAGCATTTACATTTTATTCTACAGAAACTAAAACACCCGAAGCACAACTTAGAAAATCTTCTGAGAAACTTTTGGCGCAATTAAATAACACAGCTACAGCTCTACAAAGTACCAAAGTATTCTCAAAAGTAGATGTTTATAAATTAAAAGAGATTGAGAGTGAAATTGAAAATCAAGAAGCTATTCATAGCATCTCTACTTTAATAGATGTAACTTATAACAAAACAAAATACTTAGAAAAAGCTATTGAAGATAGTGAGCTTAATAACAAAGCTTATGCGCTTTCTATTGAGGAAACTATTTTATTTAAAGAACTAACTAATAATTTCGCTAAAAGTATTGCTGAAATTAAACAAGGACTTCTAAATAGCACTTTTGCCGATAAAAATGAAAAAATAGCTAAAACTTTAGTGGATAGAATTGATGAAACGATTAAATCACTTTCAAGTTTAGAAGCTAAAAAATCATTGGTGGAAAATCAAACTATTGAAAGAATTGTAGATGAATTGATTAATAGCAATGCAAGACCTGAATCAGACAGAGAATATTATAAGTCTTGGATGAATTCTCAACTTTCTGATGTTTCTTTAATGAGTTCTTATTTCGGGACTTTAGTTAACTCTAAAGATGGTATGTTAGGTTTATTAGGACAAACTTTAGTTAATGTACATCAAAGTGCTAGAAGTCCATGGATGAATAACATAAAGCAGTGGCAAGATGAAATTCAAAAGTTAGGATATACAGAAAAAGATATTTCTCAGTTTTTAAGCGGTTCTTATATTATTTCAAACAGAGATTTCAACAAATTTGACCAAGATAAAGACAAGGCTTATGTTGAAGCTTATAGAGAACTTAGAAAAGATTCAAAACTAAGCGATGAGGCTATCATAGAACTGAGAAACAAAGGTAAAGTAGATTTAACTTTTGCTGAGGAAACTAAATTAAAGCAACTTTGGAATGCAAAAACTAAAGACTTAATTGAAAATCCACGTAAAGAAGATTTCTATAAAAAAATAGAAGAAAAATATGATACTTTAGGTATTTCTGAAGATTCTAAGATTTGGTTAGGAAACTATTTAAGTAGTGTTTCTGCCTATACAACCGCCGCAAGAGATAAAGAAGGAAGAATTGACTATAGTGCTTTATCTTTACAGGATAGGCAAGAATTAGAACTTATACAAAAGAAAAGAAAAACAGCAAAAGACTACTATAATTCAGAAACAGGAGAATTAAAACAAGGTTTAACAGCAGAGCTTGTAGATGGTAAATTAGAATATTCTATTTCTGATGGAGCTTCTAAAGAGGCTGTATTGGCTTGGGATTTGAACAGACTTGACAAACAAACTGTTGAAGAGTTTAAGACACAAAACAAAAATAATACAGAAATTCCTCAAAGTTTTAAAGATGCTTTAAAAGGTAAAAGCCGTCAAGAGCAATTAGATTTTATTAAACTAAACGCATTTTTAGGTTTTACAGATGAATACTATGAAGCACTTGGAAAATTTGTAAATAGTGAAGGAGAAGAACAAAATAAAGAATCTCTCTACAGTAAATTAGAGGGTAAAGATGATGAATTAGCTTTAGAGATGGCACGAGTTAGAAGTCAGATTAGTGCTATTTTAAAAGCTAACACTCAGAAAACAAATCCATCAGAGATTGAAGTTGAAACTATGTCAGAAACGGCAAAAGACCGAGTTAAAGAGCTTCACCTTCAAATGTCTAATCTATTAAATCAAGCCAATGAAGTTCTAAAAGAGGGAAGAGATGAGGAACAGTTAAGTAGAGAGCTTGAAGTTTTTTCACAAACAAATGAATCTTTTAAAAGAGAAATCGCCACAAAAGAAACATTTAAAGAAAAGTTTAAATTTATTTTAGATAATACTACAGAAACAGATGCAAATCTTATTAGAAGAGTTCAATTCTCCATAGATGATTTTATTAAAGGAAATAGAATAGGACTCCCTAAGAGTTTAAATAGAGTTTTAGATAGTTTAGATATTACAGAAACTGATGTAAAAAATAGTTCAAAATTAAAAGAGCAAGTTCTTTTAGAGTATGCTCAACAAAAACTATTACCTTATTATAAACGAATGTCAACACCTGAATATTCTAGTATAATTGAAAAGTTATCTAATGAAGCTATAGATATAAATGAAATTTTATATGAAATTGAAAGAAGTCAATATTTAAAATTATCCCCAAACTATTCTTATTATACGCAGGAAGAGGATGATTCTCAAAATCCAAATTATGTTAAAAACTCTAAAATGGGTGCGCAACAACCTAGAGTGGATATGTATAGAAACGAAGAGTTTTATAAAATGTTTGGGCAAAATACAGTTTTAAATGAAGATGGTACAATAGATGAAAATACCTCTTCAAATAAAAAATTAGCCCAATTATATAACATCACTTGGAAAACAAATGTTGCAGGCTTAGAACAGATGGGAGTAGGTAATGGATATAATTTCTACACTGCACCTCAAATAAGAAAAATGAGTTTGGAACGTTGGCAGTCTAATATAAAAGGAGTACAAAATATTAAGAATGGTTTTAAAGATTTCTTCACTTTTACAGATGATGATTTAATCAAAGGGGACACTACTTTTGGAACAGAAGCTAAATTAATACCAAAACCCTATACTAGAATGTTGGAGGATAGAGAGGATATTTCAACAAATCTTTTCACTTCCATAGCAATGCGAAATAAAGAAGGCTTTAAACGCAATTCTTTGGTGAGACATTCGGGAGAGATTATGGCTATTTTTGATAAAATTCAAACAAGAGAGCAATTCCAAGGAAAACCAACAGAAACAACAAATGCTTATAAACAAGCAAAATCGGCAGTTGACTATGCTTTATTGGGGATTAAAGAAGAATTTACTCTACCTGTTACAACACCATTAGGTACAGCGGATTTAGCTAAAACCTTTCAACAATTTAATAAATATTTGAGATTTAAAAACTTAGGCTTCTCAGTAATAATCCCAACAGTTGCTAGACTTACGGCACTTGTAACAAAACAAACAGAGAGATGGGTGGGGCAATATATAGAAGAACGCTCAGACAAAATGGCGCAAGCTGATATTAGAAAAAACCTAACAGATGCTTTTAAAGAGGCAGGGCAAATAAATACCAATGCTTACTTAAATGTAGCTATGCAGTTCTTTGGAGCAGTTGAATTAGAGGAGTCTTTACACAACTCTAATTATGGGTGGTTGGCTAGAATGATGCCACGAACTTCTATGATGCTTTATGGAGCAGGAATGTATTCTATATTTGCAAACACTACAATGTATGCTTTAAATGACACTAGAATTGTAGATGGAAAAGTTTTAAATTACACTGACTTTAGAGCAAGTAGAATCCGCACAGAAAAAGATGGTAAATTTGTTATCGGCGATGAAAAAGCTATTAAACAAGAATGGCAAAACTACGAAGCAAAAGCCATTAAAAACTATATTTCTGTTGAGAATGGACAACTAAAATTTGATGAGGCTAAATTACAAGAAGAATTAAATTCAGAGGATATAGCAAAATCAATTGAAGATATTTCTAATAAAATAAGAACACAAGTTAAAAACTTAAATATCAGAATAGATACACAACTATCTCCTGAAGATAAATCCAAAGCACAACGTTCAGCTTTATTGAGTTTTTTTATGATTCACAGAGGATTCTTAGTAACCGCCACAGAAAACAGATTTAAAGGGTATGGATTTAATACTCAAACAAGACAATGGGAGGAAGGTTCTTATGCTTCTTTATGGAACTTTTGCGGAGGAATTGTTAAAGAGTGGAATGCCAATGGTAGAAACCTTATAAAAGCCGTTAAAACTGAGTGGAATGAAGCAAGTAACGAAGCAGATTTTGATAAAATGATGGTTAGAAGACAAAATCTTAAAAGAGTTTTAGTGGATGCCGCTTTCTTAAACGCTTTAATGCTTTTAGGACTTGTAGTTAGAGGGTATGCAGAAGAGCCTGAAAATAAAGATTTGTTTGCTTTACAGGCGGCTAACTTATTACTATATAGAACTATAACAGAGAATAATTCAACAGGATTAGGTATAGGCTCTACTTACACAGGAGTTATGGACGCACCATTAATGGCTTATGATTCAGCAAAATCTATTTTAGATATTCATAAGTTGTTTAATTCAGATGTAATAAAAACAGGAGCAAATGCAGGTAGGACAGGAACGGAGTCATATTTGTTGAAAAATCTACCAATAGCACGGCAATTCACTGATTTACAAGATTTAAATAAAAAGTATAACACTTTGAAATACTTTACCGAAGTCAAGTCCAATCAGTTAAACACAATACCCGCCTATACAATATTTAACACTGAAAAATAGAAAAAAGTCCATCATTTATTTGGTGGACTTATTTTTTTGTTATATATTTGCAGAAGAAATAGAAAAAATTATGACGCTTAAATAATTCAGAGGGGATTTTAATTTGAGACCACAAGGGGTAGCACCTCTAATTGTATAGGTGTTAGAAAATTTAAAAACAAATATAGAGTTGATATAAGGATAAACGGTGTTAAGGTTTATATAGGAAGTTATAAAGATGAGCAGGTAGCATGTGATATGTACAAAATAGCTTTAGAGAATTTATCAGAATATAAAGGTAATAACGATAACTTCAGAGAAAAGTTAAAGACACTTAGATAATAGACGAAGCAGATTATCTAATAGCAATAACAACAGGTTCTAATGGAACAGCCTCTACAATTAAGATGGCGCAGAAAAAGGGAATACCAATAAAAATAAGATATTATGAAAACAGCAATACAACTAAAAACAAAACAACAATTTAAAGAAGTAATGCTACAACATAAAGCAAAATGGAAAGTTTGGATGTGGGACACTTTTAGAGAAGAAACTTGTTATATACCATCTGAAAATTGTTTTATTAGTTTAGACAGAGCGAAAAAATTAGATTATGAAATTGAAGACACAGAAAAAGTATAAAGAATTATTAATAACACATTATAAATTTACACCTATTGATTTTTATGAAGAGGATAATAAAATATATTGTTGTTCAAAAGATAATATGGGAATTAATGTGAGAGATGTATATGAAGAATGTATAATAGAAAGTTTAAATAATGGAAGATAAAGTAATAAAAGTAGAAATCTTTTATGATGCAAAATGTAAGCATTGTAAATATTTTGATTATCACTATAAAGGTAAAAGAAAAGTACATAAATGTAATTTAACAGAAGAGGAATTAACTTTAAAAAGTAAAATTTGTAACAATTTTGAATTATGAGAAGTAATTTAATAGAAGAAATACTTTCAAGAATATCTCCCGAAGAGTATATAGAATTAGAAAAACAAATAGAGGAAGATATTAAATATCACGAACAGCTAAAAAAAGACGGAAAATTCTTTGCAACTAAAACTTCTCCAACCTTAGAAGTAATTAGAAAAGAGGGGTTTAATCCTATTGGTATTTGTGACTATGTTGGTGAAGAGTGTCTGATTTTCTCATCTCAAAAAGAAGCAAATTCGGCTTACAAAAAATTAGAAAAACAACAGAAAAAAGTCTATGCTTGGTGGTATTCTAAAAAGCAGTTTGAAAAAGAAGTAGAAGAAAATAAAGGATTATATAAACCTAGTAAGATAGATTGGTTATGAACAAGAGACAAATAGACTTATATAAATTAGGTTTTGAAGCGAATATAGACCAAAGATGTTTTTATATGTGGAAATTTGACAACTCTCCGAGCTAAAGCAACAGAGATTCTGAATACACGCTTAGACTAATGTCTTACGTTTTGTATTCTGTGAGATGCCCTCCCACAAGATATTTTTAGAAGCGTTTAAATCAGCATTAGTTATTAATCCACAGCTCGTACAAACAAATTCAGATTGTGACACTCTTGATTTTTTATCAATTGTACCACAAGAGTTACAAGTTTGAGATGTGTAAGCTGGATTTACTAAACCTAAATATTTACCACGTTCTTTGAGTTTATAAGATAAAAGAATTTTAAAATTTCCAAAACTCTTATCAGTCATCATTTTATTTACATTGGAAAATCCGTTTTCTTGCATCTTTTGAAGTTTTAAATCTTCTATGTAAATTGCAGAATATTGGTTTGATAATAAAGTTGATGTCTTATGTAAGAAATCTAAACGTTGATTAAAAATCTTTTTATAAATTTTTCTAATCTTTAGTTTTGTTTTTTCACGAGAGTTTGAACCTTTCTTTTGACGGCTAAGTTTCCTTTGTAAGATTCTTAATTCTTTTTCGTAAGGTTTTTGGAATTCAGGAGAATCAATAAAAGTGTTATTTGATAAAGCTAAAAAGCGAATACCACCCATATCACAACCTATTGAATTTTGGTTATCAATCTCAATAGTTTCAAAAGGTGTTTCATACTCAGAAGTTATGCAAATAAACCAATTATTGTCTTCTTTTATTATTGTAGCTGTTTTGGGTGTGCCTAACATAGGTCTTGAATTAAAATATTTAACTTCACCTATTTTTGGAAGTTTTATAGTCTTTTCATTAACTTTAAAAGAACGTTTAAAAGTAAAAGAGTTATACTGTCCTTTTTTAGAAAATTTAGGAAAGCCACCACCTCTGAAAAAGTTTTGATAGGTTTTATCTAAACGGTCTAAAACTTCTTGAATGGTGTCTGAATAAACTTCAGCAAACCAAGGAAATTGTTTTTTAAGTTCAGGAAGCTGATTATATTGGTCAAATTTAGAAACAGATTTTTTACGCATCTCATAAACCATAATACGTTCACTTAATGCTAAATTATATAAATTACGACAACTATCAAGCCAAGACTCACAAGTTTTTTCTTGTTTCTTGGTTAATTTAAGTTTAAATTTATATGTTTTTATTAGTTTCATAGTGCAAAAATAACAATAATTAATTAACTTTCAAAATTGGTTAATTTCTCTGTAACCTTTTTTGGTAAGTTTAAATAAAATTACTATATTTGTAAAAAAATAAAATATGTCTACAAAATCGGATTTAAAATATCATATAGTTTGGTGTACAAAATACAGAAGAAAGGTATTGAGTGAAGATATTCAAAAAAGTTTAAAAGACTTTATATTAGATAAATCAAAAGAAATGGGGTATAATATTGAAGCTATGGAAACTATGGAAGACCATATACATATATTTGTAAGTGCTTCTGTTAAAGATTCTGTACATAGAATAGTTTCTCAATTAAAAGGGTATACGGCTTTTAAATTAAGGGAAAAATTTTCAGAGTTAAAATCGAGATTGCCTTGCTTATGGACAAGAAGTTACTATGTAGGTACAGTAGGACACGTTTGTGAAGAAACTGTGAAAAAATATATACAAAATCAAAAAAATGTTTAACTTAAAGGGAATTGTCGGATTCCTACCTGCTCTAAAGAGCCAAGTGTACAGGGTATCCTCCGACTTATTAATGAAAACAAAAGAACAATACATAGAAGAGTATATAGAATATCTTTACGGAGATATAGATAAAGATGACAGACCTTTATACCAACCTGAAATAACCCAATCAATAGCAGATTTTAAAGCAGGATTTAATTTAGCAGAAGAATTATTTAAACCAAAATGGATAAGCGTAGAAGAACAAACCCCCGATAATGAAAGAAGTGCAATTATAAAAACATTTGATTATAGGAGACCAAAAGAAAATGTAACATCCACAACATTAGGTTATTTTGAAAATGGACATTGGTTTTATGATAGTGGAGTATATGTAAATGATGGTAATGGGTGGATGATAATTCAATGGATGGAAATCCCGCAATAAAAATATGAAAGAAAAATTTTACTACTGCCAATATAACATAGAAACAGATAAAGAACCTTGTGGTAATCAATGTAATCACTGTAAAGCATATTATTATCCTTTAGAGCAAGAAAGAAAACAAGAAGACTTATTGGAATGGATTGAAAACAAAAAAGCCCAAGACTAAAAATCAAGGGCTTTATTTTTTATTTCCATATTTCTTCTAAATGTCTCCAAGTATTTGGGATTAAACTATCATTATAAAAGCAATCAATATCTGTCCTATCGTAGTAATGAACCGAAGATATTCTTTTGTATTCTTCAAGCCACTCTTCGGCTAAAAAGTTTATAAGTGCTTGTCCCTCTCTAATGAAACTTGGTTTGTTTGGAAGTACTTCCATCTCCCATTTGTGTTTAAATTCTTTAAATGTTATCATAAACTCAATCTACTTTTAATATCTTTAATATAATATTTCAAATTACTTTCAATTAATAATCTATCATCATCTCCAACATTTTTAAAATAACTTAAATACTCTTTTTCAAATTCTTCTGACCACTGAGTAAGAATATTATCTTCAACAATTGAAAATCTTATTCTATAATCCTGCATAGCATTTAAAATCTCAGAGCATTCTTCAAATCTGTTTTGTACTTCTAACTCTTTTAATACTAATGTCATAGGATAAAAACCATAACTTACTAAACATTTTTGTATGTCGTTTTGTGTCATATTTTTAACCACTTCTTTAAGTTATTAGGTATTTGATATAGAGTAATTAATTTATCACCTACAAAAAAGAATATTATTTCTCCACTTATTCTAATGTTATTAGCAGTTTTATATTGAAGATAAACTTTATTAATATACTTTCTAAGTTGACCTTTACATTCTGAGTGAGTTTTACCCTGTTGTAAAGCTTTTTCCGCCAATCTTTGTAGTGAAACTTCATTTAAATTTAAACGTTCCTTAGAACGCTCAATTGCGTGTTGTGTTAGCTCCATTATTTTAATTCTTTTATATTTAAATCTGCCAATTTACAAATATCTCTCATTAACTCAAAAGTAGAAAACTCTTCAAACTTAAATAACAAATCTAATCCAATTTCTTGAGCATTTTCTTCTAAACGCAATCTCCAATTATAACCATCAGTATAAAGTTCAAAGATGTTAGGATTTTGTTTTATAATTACAATCTTTTGAAGTAAGGACATTTTATTAAAGCGTTCTGATAGAGTTTTATAATTTTCCGTTGAGTACCTCATATACTAATCTGTTATTTCTACTTGATAATTATAAAGTGCTTGGTAAACTTTTTCTGTAACCTTCTCTTGCCATTTATCAGCTACTCTTTTTATTTCGTTTTCTTTTGCAATTTTATATGCTTGGAAAGCTTCTTCAGGTGTTTTGAATGAGCCTAATCTACATCTTTTTTTATTTATATTACAATTTGACACATATAAATTTCTTTGTTTCACAACACCTATTGGATAATCTCCTCTTGTGGATTTACAAGGTATTAATAGAGTATTAACCTCATTCGGAACAAAACAGCAGGTTTCAGGGCTATAAATTTTATTACCTTTTACTAATATGTCCTTGTCTAAATGCCATCCTTCCATTGTTTCAGGATTGTAATTATTTTCCATCCACCGAGCAAAGTTCTGAAAATTATGCCATTCGTCACATACTATTACGTTTTTATAGGAAGGTAATTTTAATTTCTCTTTTTCTGAATAACATCTTTCAATCATGTGTTTCCATATTTTATAATAGTAAGTATTACTAAATTTATTACTACATTCATTACCTATATAACCAACTCCACAAACAGATTTATGGAGAGGATTTTTAATCTGTCCTTTTTTCACAGCTCCATAATTTTTATTATATAAAATTAATCCTGTATCAAATAATATTGTACAATCACCCCATCCATCAATTTTTATAATTTCTACAATATACCCTTCGAGGGTTTTATATTTTTCACCTACTTTATGATTTGGGTTTTTAACTTCTCCCCTTTTAATATCTACAAAGGCTCTGTTATATAACCTACCACCATCTTCAAATTCTATAGTACAGTTATTACAATTAATATAATCTACTATCTCTATATTATAGCCTTCATTTGTTATGTATTTTTCTCCTACTCTATTTTTCATTTCTTAATTTTTCTATTTCTTCTTTCTCCGCACAATTTTTACAACCTTCTTCTGAGTCTTCATAACCACATACATCACATAGAGGATATTTTCTGAGTTCTAAGACAGTATCTATTAGTATTTGATATGTATGACCACTTACCCAAAATTCATAGTTTAAATTGGTTGTTTTGAAGTCTTGAATGGGGTCAAAATATTCTGTACTTAAATCTTTGTATGTGATTTGTATTCCGTAGTTCATATTTTTATTTGTTTTTCGCAAAAAAGGTTAAAAGTAAAGATAATTTTTCTTCTGTCAAATACCCATTATAATCAAAATTATGAAGTATAATTAAGTCATCTATTTGTTTATCATCTGACATATTAATTTCATAAATTGATAACATTTCATTAGGAGAACCTAGACTACTGATAGATAATTGTCTTCTTCTACCAATATCTAAAACCAAGCTATTTAATAAGTTTTTATGTGGTAATTCTTTAAAACCTAATTCTAAAACTCTTTCTTTAGTTAGCATTTCTCATCTTTTTAATATTCTCAATATCTTTTTCTGTAAGTAAATCTCCAAACCTTTCTACGATTTGTTCTATGGATAATTCTTCTACCTTAATAAAGGAGCTTATATCATCTAAAAGTTCTTGATTTAAACAAGTTGTAGATTTACCTAATAATATATAAGATATAGCTTCTTTATTCCATTTTTCAGTTTCTGCTTTACCTTCCTCTGAGTTTAAATAATCTTCCGCCCATTGTTTTGCTGTTTTAATGTTTTCTGTGGTTTTTGGTATAAATTGCCTATTTTTATTTTCAGTTATGACCTCTTTTATTTTATTAGGATTATTTAGTAAGTACTCTTTTTGAGCTTTTACTTCTTCTATTGGAAATTTATTTTCCATACACTTAGGATAAATACAATTATTATTTAGAGAACAAGATTCTCCATATCGCTTAATACCATTTTTACTACAAATCATTTTTTACACTTGAAATTAAACAAATAATATAATAAACAATATGTACTCTCCACGCATCAAAAACATATAAAAATTTTCCGCCATAAAAATAATCAAAAGTAAAATCCAAAAACCGAGGAAAAACACCAAACAATAATCCAAAAATAGATAAAGTTATAATAATTGCCAAATAAGGTATTAAACAAGTTAAGTAAAAACAAAAAGACTTGAGTAATACTTTATATGGAAAATATTTCCACTGGGATATGATTGATTGTAATACGTGTTTCATAATTTTAAACATAAATAATTTCTACAATATCGTGGTCTGATTCCAATCGTCTTTCTTTATTTCTCATAACGTGTCCACTATTAACACGAGTACCTAAACTACCATTTTCGTACATAACTCTGTGGTCATAGTAATCAACCTCAGGATTTAATTTTTCAACATAAGTTAACCTAGCTCCATGTTTTGATATTAAAATATCCCCCTTTTTACAAGTGTTTAAATCTATTTGCATAATTCGTCTGTTATTGTTACTACTAATCCTGTTACTACACTCGCTGGAAACCACCAAATAAAATATAAGAATACATACCAAAAATTATAGGTACAGAAACTTATTATTACAGGAAATAACCAAGCGATGACTACTAAAAGCAGTCCAATAATTTGTATAATGTTTTTCATAATTTTAGTATTTATTCCAAATTTCATCAAATTTTTCTCCACTTTTAGGTTCAGGATTTCCAATATTATCCAAAGCCCAATTAACCATTTCATCAGTAACTAATTCACACTTAGTGTAGTTTCTATCCTCTGTTAGCCTATTTAAGAAGTTATCAGCATATTTACCCATAACAGACATAGAAGATTCAAACCTATCTTTATCCGCTGACACATAATTAATCTCTGTAACTAAATCTTCAACTAAATTGCATAGTGTTTTTAAGTTTTCTAACCTTTTGCTATCTAAATGACTTTCTCCTGCGGGAGCTATACTGCCCACTAATTTTAAAACAATCTCTTTTAATTCCATAATTTGTTTTTTCTAAACTGCATACACAATAGGTTCTAAATATTCCTCTAAATCATTACCATCAGCGTCTTGCCAAATATCGGGGCACATTCCGTTAGTATACCATTCTAGCACTATTTTATGTACTTGTTGGTCTGTTAAATTTAGCTCTTCTATTAATTTTGTATTCATAATTTAATTTTTATAGTTTTTCTAGTGTTTTTTGCCGTATAAAAAATAAGAAACAGATTTTCCTGCTTCAAATAATCAAACCTAACCTCAAACTTCCATCCTATAAGATAGATGATAAATAATATAATAAGTAGTGTCATAATAAATTATTTAAAATTATCCTTATATCTCTTTTTGTTTCAATTGATTGTTCAAAAAAATTTTTACCTATTAACCAAGTAAAACTATAATTGTCTGACTCTTGATGGTCATCTAAATAAATCCCCTCAACCCAAATTCCACCATCTAAATCATACTCAATTTCTAATAAATCTTTTCGAGCAGAGATATTAATAATTTCTTTTAATATATCTTCAAAATTACTATTTAAATTTATCATAAATCACTAATTATTTAATTTTTTCCGAAAAAACATGAAAAACAAGATTCCCTGTAAAAACAGTACCAATAAAAGAAACATAAATATTACCAATATCATGTCCTGTACCATAAATATAAATCTTATAACTTTCTAAAAAATCTTCGTCTTTATCAACTAAAGCCCAAATACATAAAGTATCTTCTTGGAATGCAGTTGATAGTATTTTACTACCTAAAGGTAACTTTAAAATTTGTTTGTTCTCTACGTTTAGAGCGTATTTGTAAATTGTGTGCATAATTATTTCTAATTTTATTCGACAAATATAAAACTAATTTTTGAGGTGTGCAAATTTATTTTGAATTATTTCTATTTTTGCCGCGTAAAAGACTGAGAAACAGAGAAATAAAAAAGCCCTATCGTTAAATAGAGCTTAGTTGGTTTTAATTCGGAGTAGAGATTGTAAAATTTTTACCTTTAGGTTTAGCTGTCCTACTTCTACCAATACTACCACAACTACTACATCTAAAAGCATCATAAGTATTTGCATAAGTAGAGTAAGTACCTTCCCATTTTAAATCGGTGGATGCACAACTAGGACAAGAGTGAACATCTTCTGCAACAAATAGAGCTACATTTGGGTGCGGTTTAATATAAGGTCTCAATACAAGATATACATCCTCTAATAAACGTACATCTTGAATATTATAAGTTTCCATCTCTGTCAAAGCATCAGCATCTCCTTTCATACACCTCTTCCATAAATCAAATCCACCTGTAGCAAGTTTTTCTCCTAAACCTAAAAATTTACCAATATAATCTAATTTGTTAGATGTAATATTAAACCTTTTTCTAGCGTGAATTAAAGTATCTATTACCTGATATACCATTGGCGGAGTCATACCATTTTTTAAAAAACGAGTATTCATTCTTTTTACATCAAATTTCAAACCATTATGAATAATTACTACATCTGCCTCTTCTAATAGATTCCAAATAGTTTTACAAATCCTGCTATCATCTTCTTTTAAAACTTCTTCAGGAGTAAGTTTATCTGATAATACATTATCTTCAAATAACCATTTAGCAGACCATGTAAGCATAAACCAATCAGATTCTAACATATTCAAAGAATGCCCTAGGTTTTGATTCCAAATCCCCCAAATATAACTTTTTAGAGGAGCGGTCTCTATATCTAGCGTTAAGATTTTCATATTGTGTGGTTTAATTACACTCTCTACCGAATTAGTAGTTCCAAGTTTATTTAGCCATTTACTTGCAGAACGACGTATGGAGTCATTGTATTGAATATTATTAGCTTCACAATAAGCTTTTGCAGCCCAAGTAATATTTTGCTCTCTATCAAAGAGATTTTGTAATTGTTTTAAATTAAATTCCATTTATATTTGTTTAGTTATTTTGTTTTAAATCTTTAATTATCTTACGAACTTCATCACTCATTTCTCTAATTACAAAAGCTGTTTGTACATCCTCTAAGGAGTAATAACTATTACCTAAATATTTATATATAGTAAATTCATATTTTTCACCTTTACTACTTCCATGATAGCCTTCCCCACTACAAATTTCTGTACTAAAATTTGGAGCTTTCAATAATATTTCTAATATTTTCTTTTTCATTCTTTCATTTTATAAAATTTTTATTCCAAGTACTAATTCCATCTCTTTTCCAACCCCAAGTATTTTCTGCTTTTTCTAAATTTTCATATGAATAATACTTCCACCATAAATACATTTCCCAATAGGTGTCTTCAAATTTATCTGATTTAGGAGCAAGCCACCAAATACAAAATTGCCAATGGAAGAAAAATATGTAAAACGCGGGAGACCATTCAAATCTTGGAGAATTCCATTTATTTTTCCACCCTAATTCATTAAATTTTATAGAACAAGGATAACCTATTTGTAACCAATAGTGATTTCCGAATAAAGTAAAAATAAAATCTTTTGAACGTCTACACATTGGTAGATTTTTATATTTATCTATTTTATATCTATGTGGGTAAGTTTCTTTTTCTTTAGTTAATTCATCATCTGTTTTTAAAATAAGCTTTCTTAAACTAAATATACTTTTATTAAAACCCCTTGGCTCAAAATATGGAGTACCATGTTTAATTCTACCTAAATAATACTTTTTAGTAGGTTTTATAAAAGGACTATTATTGATTTCTTTAATTGATTTTAAACCCTTAATTAACCATTTTAGTTTTTGTATCATAAATTTTTAATTAAATTATCTCTCTCACTAATAGACATTTTTAAGAATTTGTCTGTTAATTCTTCTAATTGTGATTGAATTACGATGTCTGAACAATTTTTATCATATTCTTGTAAAGTGTATCCACAATCTTCTAAATAGTCGACCATATCGTCAACATCAACCGCATCAATCCATTTAAAGTTTAAATTATCAAGAGCATCTTCTAAACCACTTTCATCATCAGGAGCTACAAAATCCCAATTGTAAGTTACATAATTTATTACTTCCCTATCATTAAAAGTTTCAAGTAATTCTTCTGTTTCGTCGTTTATCAGTAGTTCTATTTGTTTTATTTTTTCAGTTTTTAGTGCCAAAAAAAGATAAAAAACAGATTCTAAAACTTCCTCTTCATCTACGTTTAATTTCCAACGATTATTAATGTCAGTTATAATAATATCTATGTCTGCTTCTGTTCTATTTACCATGAACTTAAAATTATTGTTTTTAATTCGTATTCTTCTTGCGCCGATTGAGCCTCTTCTAATGTATCAAATGTTTCAACGTATTCAAAACAAGACTGATATAAGACATCACCCCAACGACCATAATACTTTTCTAATAAAAATAAACTATATTTCATAAATTCTTCTCTAAATGTTCAATACACTTTTTAACTCCAATCTCTAAAGCCTTTGTCCTACCAACAATACCTGAATTATTATAAAACGGCATACCAACTTTCTTAGATTTTTCACCTTTAAAATAGCAACAAGTGACGTATTTATACTCTCCTCTCAGAGGAAGTCCAATATAATAACCTCTACTCTCTAAAAAGTCTAAAATATTTCCTGTGTGAAAATGAAAAAACATTTCAGAATTATTAGTTCCGCCTAAAGCTAAAGACATTTTAATATGTTCTACATCATACTCGCAGAATTCATCATTACTGTCACACCAATCTACAAAAAAGTTTATAGATTTTATATTCTCGCCAAACATGTCTCTGAGTCCTACACTATTTCGCATAATTCAAAATTAAAAACACACCTATAAAGAATGTGAATACAAATACTATTTTAATTATTTTTCTCATATTTTCTGATTTTTAATCTTGACCATCTAACACCTAGTTCATTATTTGTAGCAGTAAACTCTCTGTAAAGTAGCTTCCAATACCAAAGTAATATTTTATTTTTCATAATAATCTATTTCATTAATAAAACAACAATTGAATAACTTTCTTAGATTTTCAGTATCTTCCCATTGCATAAATATATTTGCATCTTGGTCAGTTACTTTTCTTTCTTCAAATAGCTCAACAAATTCTTTATAAGTACACCAATCAAATGGAAAGGGTGTTTCTTCTCTATACTTATTTTCTAATTCTGTCTTTTTATTTTCCGCAAAAAACAAAGAAGAACAGACACATTCATTTACTTTATAATGAGAATCATATTCATCCCAAGAGCTAATTATTATATATAATTTTTTCATAACTTATTCAATTGTCTTTTTAATTCTAAAATAGCTATTTGAGCATCTTCTTTACTATAACCACAATCCTCTTTAAAATCTTTATCTGTAATACTAAATTGTAAAATTGCCCAATTTAATTCACAAGCTCTTAATAAAAAGTCTATTTGTATTTCGTTTAAGTTTATCATCGCTTAAACATTCTATAAGGTTGTAGTACTCCATCAGGTGCAATAATATGAACAGTATAGCTCATGTCTGTGTAATAAGGATAATTACTGATTAAATCACTATCTATATCATCAATTTCAACTTGGTCTTTAGTATACCATTTACCTGTACTTTTATAAAAATTTAATTCTAATTTCATAACTTCTCTATTTCAATTTTATGACTATAACTATCTCCATTACCCGAAGCCATTAAAGAGTAACACTCCTTGGTAAATTCTTTTGTAACTTCACAATAACTACTATCTCTATGAATAACTGTATATCCATCTTCCATCTGATTTTCCAACCAATCATTCAAGGTGAAAGTATTGTCAGGATGATAGTAAGTTGTTTCCCAATAAAATGTACCTGTTTTCATAATTTAATATTGTTCTTGTATCCACACTTCCTTAATTTTTTCAATTAAATTCTCAAACTCATGCTCTAAAGAATTACAGTGTGTGCAATGACTATCAGGTTGAGAAAACTTCAAATCATCTTCTATAACTACTTCACAACCTTGAGCTTTATAATAAGCTTCTTGTAATTCCCACTCTGCGTCTTTTGCGTGGTCTACTATCATTGAAAATATGTGACCATTTTTACATTGTATTCCTGTCATAATTAATAACTTTTAACATAATACACATTTTCCTCATCCAATCTTTCTCTAACTAAAGCATTAAAAGAAGAGAATTCAGGTTCACAAACTACAATACGAGTTCCTAAAAATTCAGGGTAATATCTTAAATCATCTAAATAAAAACAACTTAATATATACCCTGCAATTCTACTTATATCGGAATTTTCAGAATATTGCTCCTCTTTCAGTTCTTTTTCGACTCTTTTTAAATCATCATATTTAATGATTAGCGTTGGTTCATAACCCATAATTTATTATTTTTTTACAAATATAGTAATTAATTTTCTATTTCACAAATATTTATAACTTTATTTCTTTTTTCTTGCTGTTTTTTAACTTTTTGCGGAAAATTGGCTATACAATCTCTACAAAATAAGTAGTATTTCTGTTTGAAGTCTTTTTTAAGCCATCTTGAGTCAATTGTCATCTTCTTGTAGTTTTAATGGTGCATAGCTTCCTTTGATTATGAAGTCTTTAACGGTATTACAATACCCTGTTTCATTTTTTAAACAATATATAGACCCTTTAATTTTATCACATATATAATCAGTAGCGTCATCTGTTGTTAAATAACCATAACCACAAATCCCACCAATCCATAATGCTAAGTTACGTAGCAAAAAATGAGCTGTTTGCTCTCTATCAATTTTTTCAAAAGTTTGGTCAATTGCTCTAAATATTCTTTCTAAGTCTTTTTCTTCAACATTCTCTAAAACCTCTATTTCTCCTGTAAAAGGTTTAAATTCATTTATTTTTCCACCTCTTACAGTCCAAGTCTTAGCTTCTTCATAAGGTCTATAACGAAGGTCTTTATCCCAAGAAAGATACAAAGGTAAAATAGGATTCTGTGATGAAGGGTCATAACCAATTATACGGCTAAATTTATAAGAAAGTCCATAGAAATATTCTTTAAATGAGTCCACATCTTCAATAACAGGTATTTTCCACAAGGTCTTAGTACCTTTCCCACTAGGGCTGATATAGGCACAGACACACTCTTCAAAGTTATCAAAAATCCAATCTCTTAACTGCACCGCAAAATCAGGTATCTTATCAAACTCCAAACAAAGTAAACCGTTGAAAGCTGTGATGTCTGAATAACTTCTTCCAAGACCATTTGTTTGGACACATGGTGTGAAATAATATAGTTTCTGTTTTAATTCTTGTTTTTCTTTTTCGTCGGCAACCTGAATCTTTTTAAACAGTTCTTGTATTTCTTCTTTGGGATTACGATTAGCCTCTACAAATTGCTCTAAAGTAATTGTATTTATAGGTTTTGTAATCTTTACATTGGCAGGATAAAAATAAAAAGAAGGACTACTCATAATTCTTTATTTTCTTCTGTTTCAAACCACAGCATTTCAAGGCATTTATAACAACTCATCTCATTTTCAAAGCAAGTCTTTATCCAATAAGAATAAGTTTTTAAATCTTTGTCTGTGTATCTGTAATTATATTCCGTTCTTAATTCTTTTACCGCCGAAAAATATTCTTCAAAGTCTTTATACATAACATTTCGCGCGAAAAAAATTAAAAAGAAGATTCAATTTCCTCTATAACCAACTCACCTATCTTATCTATAACATCAAAAGACAGTAAATCGTATATATCTACATCTCCAACAAATATGGCATTAATATCTATCTCTGGTGATGCTCCTGGAAATCCACTTCCATCAGGATAATACATAACTTGTTCTTCGGCAGGTGTATAAGTGCCTTCTACTAAAAGTTTAACTCCATTGTATATAATTTCTTGTTCTATTTTCATAGTTTTATATTATTTAATGGTGAATTTATTTTACTTATAGAGGCTTTACTAATGTGCAAATAACCTTGAGTAGTTTTTATAGAACTGTGTCCTAATTCTTCTTGAATTATTCTTAAATCTGTTCCTACTTCTAATAATGCTGTAGCATGTGAATGTCTAAATTTATGTGGAGAAACTGCTGATTTAATATTAGCATCTTCTTTAAACTGTTTTAAAAATTGTCTTACACTATTAGCACTATATTGATTATGCGAATTATCGTTTTCAAACAACCATATTTTAGTTCTATACTCTTTCCAATATTGTTCAATTAAAATCAAAAGTTCAGGATTCAAAGGTACGTATCTTTCTTTATTACCTTTACCTATTATTCTAATACAACCCTCTTTTCTATGAATATCAGAGAGTTTTATATTAATAAGCTCTGCAATTCTAACTCCTGTACCATATAATACAGCCATTATTGTTTTGTGTTTAATATTTTTACAGACATTAAATAATTTTTGAATATCTTGTTGGTCTATAATTATAGGTAATCTCTTTTCTTTTTGAGGAAAAGGTATTCTGTCTATTTTATTTGGCATCTTTACAGTTAATTTATAAAATGCTTTTATAGCGCAAAGATTAGCCTTTCTTGTATTTATAGTTTTATATTCTATAAGATATTTTTGAATTGTCTCTGTAGGTATAGATTTAGGTTGTTCGTAATTTTTAAATCTTTTTAAAAACACAGATACACAAGACCTGTAATTATTTCTTGTTTGTAAAGAGTTTGTATATTTAGATTCTAAATCTAAAGAAAATCTATCTAACCATTTTCCTGAATCCATTTCTTAAGTATTGATTTTATTACTATTTCAAAAGGTTTTACATATATTACCGTTAGCCGTAACCTTAAAGACTACCAACCTCTAATTTTTCAATGAAGTTATCTAATGTATGTTTTTGAACTAAATACAATCCATTTGAAACTTCGTAATCATTCGATAATTGTTCAAGTATTTCAACAACAAACATTTTGTATTCTTCAATTGCTTTTTCCATTGCAACTACTGCAATAGTTTGTATACTCTGACAGTTATCTTGATGGCATTGTTTACTTACTTCATTGTAAATTTCTTTTAAGTCTCTCATTTTTATTTGTTTTTATACATTGACCGAGGAAAGGCTACTGCTAACATTGCATTGCCAAAATTTGGGCAGACGTGGTTAATTTAAACTTTTGTACTACTATTAAACTGCATTACTAAATTGAACATTTGGTTTTCAAATCCCCAACTTCGGCAATGCTTTAACGTTATAGTCAATGGCTACAATTTTGTTTCTTCAATAAGTTTTTCGCATTCAAAAAGATATTTCCCACAATGACCAACGTCTTTATACTCATTTTTTAAATGGTTAATTTCTTTAATACTTCTTTTAAGCATTTCTCTCATTTCAAAAAATTGTTTATTTTTAAGATTTTCTTCTTCTTGATATTCTCTAATAATGACAATACTTTGTTCTAATCCTAAAATCTGATTATTGTTTATCATTTTGTTTCTTAATTCAAGAATATGTTCTTTTATTCTTTCTAATAATGATTTATTTTCCATAGTTTACTTTTATATAATTATTAATAAATATTTTAAATGATATTGACTCCATATCTCTTTCAGTTTTTAAAACCGCCACTAACTATAACATACGTTTTACGCTATTGCTAGTTTTGGCTTTGTTAGTAATAATTCTTTTTTAATTTAATAATTTGTTTTTGTTTGTCATGTTCCTTGCTTAATTACGCAACATCGTAAAGCGTGGGAACGTTATGCAACAGTTAACTCACGTTGCGTTAAAGCGAAATATAAGTTTTGAAGTTGATGAACGTATTTTAATTGTACTCCGTTTTTATCGCAATAAAATCTTCCCTCAATTTTCCAAATCAAATGTCCTAAAACTCCAAAATGATTTTCAGAAATTAAATCGTAGCCTAATTTGTTTAACCATTCTTCAGTTAGCAGTATTGGTTTAAAATGAAATATTTTCATTGGCAATAACCCTTCTGTGCTAATCCAATACATATCTTTTCTTTTAAATACATTAGAAATACATTCTACTTTTACTATTTCTCCTAATAAGTTTAAAAGATTTCCAACTCTCAAATCAGATGCTTTTAAAACCGATTGCATAACAGCATCTTGTGTCAATTGCTCAGTATGTGTTTTATTTGTTTCCATTGTTTTAAATTTAATGTTAATTAATTTTTGTTAAGTTTGTTTTTTAATTTACGCAACTAACACAAGTTGCGAAACGTTACCTGCAAGTGCTTCATTCGCTCTTCTATTAAACATTTTCGTTAGAAAAATTATTAAAAATTTCCCCCTCCTTTAAAGAAGAAAAAATATGAGCAATTACATCTACCGTCCATCCATTCCCAATCATTTTATGTGCATCTGTTTTTGAAACAATATTTGTATATCCGTTAGGGATAGTTTGCAATCTTTCTACTTCATCTCTTTCAAGCATACGAGCCATAGTTTTATCAGGTGTTAAGTAATAGTTTTTTGAATGGCTTTTATTTGTTGTTAAACAAAATGATTTTTCAGCTTCAATTGTTTTTAAAGTATCAATTTTTTGTTTATCTCCCCATTTAGAAAAAAACCATTTTGTTAAAGGTTTAAATTCATAATCACTATTTAATACATCTTTAAATAAAAGCCCTTTATCTTTTGGAATATCAACATTTGGAATATTTGTCCAATATAATCTTGGTCTATTTTGAGCAGATAGTAAAGAACTATTTATTTCGATAGGCTCAACACCTAATTCTTTAGAAATAATATCTTTCCATTCTTTCTTCATCTTTACATTTTCAAGTAAAAAGTAAGTTGGATTTACCTCTTTCAATATTCTTACATATTCCCAAAACAACCCACTTTTTCCATCAAATCCTTCTCCTTTACCAGCGTTTGAAAATGATTGGCAAGGACTTCCACCAAACATTAAATCTATTTTTGGTAAATCAACTCCTTTTACATCAATAACACTACCTAATTGTATAGTATTAGGGTAATTATGTTGCGTAACTTTTATAGGTGCTTGTTCTATTTCAGAAGCAAAGTAATTTTCATACTCAATTCCTACTTTATTTAAAGCTATTTGTCCACAACTCATACCATCAAATAGTGATAATACGTTAATTTTTTCTTTTTTGCCTACGCTCATTTTTAATATTTTTTTGTTTAGTATTTCAATTTAAATTTCTCGTTAATTAACCGCACCAGCAGGTAACACGTGTTTTGCGCCATTAAAACGAGCGCAAAGCACCTTAACGTTATATGATAGCTTACGAATATTTTTATCATGTTTTTAAATTAAATAAGGTACAAAATCAGATTGTATACAGCCAGGAACAGGAGTCATATTATCTCCATTCATCATAATAGTAAAACGCTCATCTTTTAATTGGCTAAAATTATTATACCAAGATTTTTTATAAGGTTCTGAAATTTTATCAAGCTCAACTAATATATGATAACCACCTCTTGTTTTAATAATATTTTTATCAACAGCATTTGCATTTATTAAATCTTTATCCATCAATACATCGTAAAGCTGAATATGTGATAAAGTTTGTCCCTCTTTCAAGTCTAAATCAATATCAAAATACTTTTTAACTCCTGTAACTTGAATTTGATTTAAAGCTACAGATTGAGGATTATAAATAGTTTTTCCATCAGCCATCATAGAAACTAACTCTTTAGCTGTTTTTAAACCCGCTTTGTGCATATCACGAGGATTTACAGTCACATATAAAACTAAACTTTCTTCATTAACTTTCACACCATCTACTTCATAAGAACTTAATTCAACCTCTAGTTTTTTAATCTTATTTAAAGCTTGCTCTTTAGATGTAGTGAATCTTTTCAACTGCCCTTTATCGGCTTTTAACCCCTCTGTTTTACCAAATTTTTTGCGGGCAAAAAGACTAAAATAAAACTTTTGACCATCTTCTAACTCAGGAAGCCACTCTAAAAACTGATTAAAGGTTTCCTCACACTTAACTATTTTATAATTCATTTTTTCTAATTTTAAGTTCTAATTGTTTTGTTACTTCAATATCTACTTTTTCAGGTAAATCACTGTCCAAATATAATTGCTCTAATTCTTCTGCTTTTTTACCCCACTCTTCTACAATAGAATTTAAATCAACTTCCCCTCTTTTTACAGAAAGTAAGTATTCTCTATTAGGAGTTCTATCAACATTAATTGTTTTTTCTAAAGGTATCTCTTGAGCTGTCATAATTAAACGAACTAAGTGTAAAAGATTTTTTGAATCAAACTGTTGTCCATGTGCTTTATTTGTAGCAACTCTATTTTCATTTCTGTTTTTTAACCAATTCTCATATTCTCGATATTCCTTACAATGTGTGCTGTAACTTTCTCTATTCCAATATATTAAACCTTTCCACTCATCAATTCTATACTTTTCAATCTCTGATTTTCTAGGTTCATTTGAATTTTCATCAGCTATACCTTTATAATTACGAGTCTCAAACTCAATATCTCCAAATCTATGATTAGCTTGATTATCTCTAACCCACTTAATATCATCAGTGTAAAGTCTGTAACAATCTCTAAAACCCTCAACTTGTGCTAACCCGCATTGTTCTTGAGTATATTCATTTAATTTTAACCAATCTTTTAAAGTTGAGCTTTTACCACTTTGCCTGTCAATAATTTTACAAAAATCTAAAACATTTTGTCTAACAGTTTTACTTTCTTCCCACCTGAATTTTTTATTAATCCCTCTCGCTTTTCCAAGTTGTGTTTTAGCATATCCTGAATAAGTGTAGTAACAGGTTTTGGTTAAAAACATATCTCTATTGGCTCTTAAATATTCATATTCCGCAGAAGATTCTAAAATACATTTTTCGGGCAAAAATAAAAGTTCAAGTACGTTAGGGTTTCCTGTTGAAACAAGCTCTAAGAATCTGCGTAACTCGTACGCCACGTCATCCTTATTTATATCAATTTGAGCAATATAATTATTAGATAAAATATCCTCATTAGATTGAATGTAAATAGTTTTATAATCTGTATCTGAAGTTTCAGTAGCCAAGCCATAAGACTGACTTCCTACAATACCTCTAAAAATAATCTTTGAATTTTTTGGTAACATGTTTTATATTTTATTCGACAAATGTAGTTATTAATTATGATATACGCAAGCGATTAGCATTTTTTTCCGCATAAAAAACTGAAAAAACAGTAATTTAGAACCATTTTAAATAACAAAGAGCCTTATATAGACTCTTTAATTTCTTCTCTTGATTTAGGTAAACCATATTTATCTATAAGCCAATCCTTAGAATACAAATCTCTTTGTCTGTTACTTTTTACAATACTTACATTCAGGCTCAATTATTTGATTTGTCTCTCTAATCCTATATCTCCAAATAAACCCTTTATAGGAAGATTTCCAACCATTACAAACAGATAATAGAGGGCTTGTTTTATACTCAGGATATTTTTCTAAAAGTTCTAATCTATTTTCAAATGTCTCTAATATTTCTCCACTTACTCTATCTATTTTTAAATATTGATATAAGTTATGATTTTCAGAAACTTTTTTTCGCATATTAATTTTCAATTGTGGATTTTCCTCATATCTTTTTTGTGTTTCTTCTCTGCCCTTTTTAAGAGCCTCTTTATTAACAAGTAGTGTTCCATTCTTATACCCTTCTTTTTTAAGCTCTGACATATATTTTTTCTGTTCATCAGACCAAGTATTACCAAAATTAGGATTACCACTACCCTTCACTAACTCTTTTAATAATTTTTTTGTATCTTCATGTACTATCATATTTGTTTTAGAATCTCTTCTTAAATTGTATCCAAAATCTCTATTACAACTGTCAAAATAATCCATCCAATACAGTTCTCTTATTTTAAATAATTCCTCATCAATAGGTAATTCTTCTATTATAATAAACTCAAATTTTTCAAGTCCATACTTTTTAACAGCATTCCATAAAAACCTGTTTGTATCTTTCTTTTTTACACATCTTTTTAATTCGGACTTATGTACTGCCCATCTTTTAAAGATATTTTTTGACTTACCTATGTATATTTTGTCATTTATTAAATTTTTAATTCCATAAATACCACTTTTTACTTCTTTCATAGCTTCGACTTGTAAAAATGAGAAAACCAATCATCATCCTGTGCAGAGGAATCAGATTGGCATCTCTATATTATATGTCTTTTTTATTTAAATTAGTTTTCAAAATACCCTGCACGATAAATTAAAGTGTAAATATAATAATTAGTTTTACAATTTACAACTTGGTTAATCTGTGTGTAACTTAATTTTCGATGGTTTTATTTCTTTTGGTTCACCTAATTTAGCTACAATATAAGGTTTTCCATATTTAGCAAATTGTAGTGTTGTAGGTGTTTTATTTAAGCAATAAGTAATATAGTCATTCTCTTCTTTTTCTTGCTTTAAACGGGCTATTTCAGCCTTTCTTTGAGCTTCTAATCTTTCAGTTGTACCATCAACAGCATGGATAATTTTATTTGCTTGGTTTATGTAATAATCATAATCTACTTTGTAATCCTCAGATTTATAATAATCCATAAACATAGTTATTTTATTTCCCCCAACTGTAATTTCCTTTCGACCATCATTATAATTTTTTCTTAGATTATTTCCATCGGTAGAAACATAAAAACGAATAACTTTGTCATCAATATTCTTTAATATATTTCCCCCATCATCCTCAATAGTATAATTTTGATTACTTTGTATTTTTTTACCTATACAGAAATCATAAATTCCTTGATTCTCAATTTTACCATAATTACCAACTTTCAAATGATTTTTGATTGTATCGTCTACAGGAACGTCATTTACAAAATATCTTTTTATAGCAAGAGGAACAATTCTTTCTGAACGGTTTTTATGTAATTCTAAATCAATATCGAAACATCCCTTTGTTTTTACTTTACCATTAATATCAATTCCCAAATAATTATTGATGTCGCGAGTAAATAATTTATCATAAACTGAATATTCTAATTGCAACTGTGTTAATTTTTCTATATCTAAACAAACATTATACACTTCTCTTTTTTTGACTTTTGGTACAATTAGTTCCGCTCCGTCCGTATTTACCATAACCATCCTCACACCTTCGATTTGAGAAAGTTGTTCACAAAGCATGGAAAGAATTAATTGACCATTAACTGTAATAGCCATTTGAAATAATTTATCATAAAGAAAACTATATTCATCCCCCGCCTTACCAAAACTACTATTAAGTAGAAGTTTGATTGCTGTATTTTGAGGGTTTGATTTAGGAATTAATTTACGTTTTTCAAATAATTCCTCATACAATATACAGAAAGATTCTGATAAATGTTCAGGGTAAAGTCTATTTCTAATTGAGATATTTGGATAAAAACTTGCAAAATCCACTGATAAAACTATATTTTCTTCGTCTGATTTGAAGATGGAATTATCTCGTGCGGCGTGTAAACCACCTAAACCATAGAAATATTCCATACCATCAAACACCATTAAATGTTTAAAAGCATCTTTTGTAGCTTCTGTAATAATCTGTTGCTTGAAAAATTCTAAAACAGAATTGAATTCGGGAGTTTCAAATTTAATATAAGGAAGAATAACATCTTTTAATTCAATACTTTCTCTACGAGTTTGCATTTTTTTCAAGTACTTTTTTTCTACTTGTAATTTTTCTGACATCAAATCTAAAAATAAAGCTTCTCCAATACTACTATCAGATTTATTGAATAATTCCAAATGCATATTTTCAGCCTGTTGAGCAAATCTCAATTCTACAAGTTTTTTAGATTTTTTGAAAAATTGTTCTGTAGCGTCTACATCATTAATACAATATTTGATTACATCATCAAATTTATCTGAACTTAAAACTTCATCAAATTTATATGGTAAATCTTGGATTTTGTTCCAATTCATTGAGTATTCCAACCATTTTAGGCTACAAGACCTTGCACGATTATTGTAATGTGATTGTAAATATAAATCTAACTGTTGGAAAGTTAATTTAGATTCTTGATATGGTGGAAATTCCTTTCTATTAATTTTTTCAATAACAGATTGTGCAAACTCCATTATATGTTTTGCTTTTGTTTTCCCTGTTAGTTTTTTAAATGATTCTTTAGCATCTAACAGCCATTGTAAAACCTGAGCATCAAATCGAACATTATTAAACCCCACAAAAAACCAGCCTTGTGAAGAACCCAATTTTATAAATTCCACAAGTTCGTCATATTGGTCAATTCTTTCACTTATTTCAAATACTTTATATTTATCAGCATGTTTAAAAACAACACAGAAAATACTCAAGAAAGTTTCTATATCATAAGTGACAAACATTTTATTATCTAAAACCGATATTTCTGTATTTTCCATTTTATTACTTTATATTCTTTACCTTTGTAGGTGTACATTTTTCTCTGTTTTTTAACTTTTTTACGGCGAAAATTATAATCTAAAATCAAAACTAACTACACCCATTTTAGTGTAACTATTTTTATTTTCTTGAAGGTAGTCACTCAAAACCATCTCAAAATATTCTAGCTTTAGTTGTAAATGTAGGATAACTCGTGTGTCCTGCAAAACCTACATAATCCTCAATAGAAACAGCTTCAAACTCTACTTCTTCACCTTCTACTAATACAGTATTTCTTGGGTAGTCTAACACTTCTATTTCTGATGGGTGATTAAATTTGTATAAATCAAAAGTTTCAACCCACCAATTACCTTCTATTTTTATTAATTTACCTTTCATAATTTTTAATTACCTTTAAGTCTTGTTTATATATGCAAAAAATGTGATTTTCCTTATATCTATCATAATCAAACATCATTTTAAATTCTTCTCTTTTATTTTTTATGCGGAAAAATCTAAGTAGCTTTAACCACCAAGGGGTTTTTAGTTCTGTTGTTACTAAGTATGTTGTCATTTTCTATTTGTTCTTTTAGTTCGTCAATTATTTCTTCCAACTCCTCTATTTTATCTTCTTTTGCCGAAATTTCAATTTCTAATTCTCCAATCTCACTATCTTTTTCATTCTCCATTTGTTCTACCAAAGAGGTAAGTTCATGCCCCCAATCTCTTAAAGCTGAATTAGCACTCCTCAATTCTTCAAGCGTATCATAAACACCTCTTAGTTCCCATGAGGCATCTACCATATAACTTAAAAAATCATCAACATTATCTGTATCTTTAAAACTTGCAAAATTATTTCTAATTTCTTCTATAGTTTTTTGTAGCCGATTTATATCAGGACAAGTTTGTTTTACAGGTTCACTTGGTAGTCTCATATTTCTTTTATTTCGTAAATTCTTTTATATAATCTAACTTGTTTTTCAAAAGTTTCTTTAACATCCCAAATAGAATTACACTCAACATCTATTTCTAAGTCTGTACATTCATCATTTCTTTCTGCGTAGTAAGACACTGTAAATTTTCTCATATTTTAAATTTTTTATATTCTCCTTGTTTGTAATAGTAAAGTATTGTATCGTGTCTTCTAAAAACTACATCACCTTTGCAATAATATAGAGTGTCTTTGTATAAAGTTTTCTTTTCTGTTACTGTATAGTGAGTGTTTTGGATTATTATTTCTGTTTTATTTATTTTTACCGCCGAAATTTGGAGTAAAAATAGTAAGATTAAGAGTTTCAAAGCTTATTACCCCAATTAATTATTAATAAAACCCCACCTAAGCTAACTAATACAGAGATAAACATAAGTAAAAAACCAAGAACGATAAGCGAATCATCTTTGTAATTTTTACGCCAAAACCAATTTAAAAGATGTTGTATCCCGAAAAGAATTAACATTACCATTGTTATTGCAAATTTTGTCATATTTTAATTTATTAAATTTTCTAATTCAGCACTAATCTGTCTGTACTTATCTTCGTATTTTAAATACTCTTCTTCTGTAATAATTTCCATTACTTTTAATTCTTTTGCGGAAAAACTATTACTACATCTGTTAGTATCAAAGACTTTATAAAAAAGATTATTTTCTGAAAAAGATATTTCTCTCCCTTCAAAGTAATATATAAGTTCCCAATCGGTAGTCCTTTCACTTCTTACATATTCTTTTAGATGGACTACATTTAATGTTTTTCCAAATATATTATCTTCATCTATATATTTTAAATAAGTATTTTGATATTTTTCTTTTATTTTTTGTAATCCTTTATCTTCTTTTTCCTTTGCCAATTTTTCGTCAGCTTCTATTGCTTTCTTTAATTGTGCAATAGTATATTTATCATCATATTTTGATAAATCTATATATTTTTTCATAATTATTTATTTTTTAAATTACCAATTCCTTCTGTTGTTTCTACAAATTTATTCAAAAATTTTAAATACCTACTCCCATCTGTAAAATAGTCTTGAAGCGGTCTTTCTAACTTAAACATCTTTAGTTTTTCTTTATCTGCTTTCTTTCCTTTATCTTTTTCGGCGGAAAATAAAAAATCAAAGGAACTGAATTTCTTATATTCAAAAGGAGTTAAATAAATACGCTCCTGAGTAATACGTGGCTCACTTTTAATTGTGTTTCTTAAAGTGAAAATATAAGTGGTGTTATTTTCCATAGTTACTGATTTTCGGATTTACAAGACTCATTCCATAAAAATCCAACGAATAAGCACCCTATTACAAAACCTACCACCAAACCTGTTAAAAAATCCTCTGCTCTCATAATTTCTTTTTAAATTTATCTAACCAACCTAAAAAAGTATTAGGTTTCTTCTCAATATGTAAAACTTTTTCTTTATTTATTGACAGCTCAAAACTTACTAACTTAGAGCCTTTTCCTAAAATTATTCCTTCGGGTGATGATTGTGACATAATTTCTAATTTTCTAATTTTCTTCTGCAAAGTAAAACAAAATTTTCCAATAAAACAAATATTTTTACAAAAAAATAAACCCCTTAATTAAAAGGGGCTGTCATCAGGATTCGATAAAGTTTTAAAATCAGGTTCAAACGCTGTTAGAGATTGAGGTGTGAATACAGGTGTTTGTATGAATGCTGTGTTGGGTTTTGTTTCTACAGATTGTTTCATTTTCTCTATTTGGTCAGACGTTAAATCCATCTTCTTCACAAACAAATTTTTATATGGGTTATCTGACTCCCTCGTTTTTAACACAAATTTAAACATATTACTTAAAGTGTTAAAAGAAACTTTACCATTCTTATCTTCATCTTGCATATAATCAGATAACCAATCATAACGCTCAGGATTAACTTTTAAGTATGAATTTACGCCTAAACGAAAAGGGTCAACTAAAACTACAATATAAGAGCAAAGAAATTCAAAATGAGAACTACCATAAATCATAGCTGTTGTTGGTATCATAGAATTATCTCTGTCCGAAATATTAGTCAAACTGCCACGATTCATCTGCGATAGTAAAATAAAATAGACATTATTAAACTCTTTTCTAAGTTGATTAATATAACTTGTTAATGCTTCTAATGGGTCTTCAAATTTATCTTCTTTCTTTAGTAATAGGCAATGGTCAAGGCAAATAATTAAAGAATCAGACTCCTTGTTTAATTCACAAAAAGTTTTAGTCATCTCATAAAAATCCTTTGTTGTTATAGATTCCTCACAAATATATCTTCTATCATCTTGTAAACCCTCATAATACCTCCTCACAACCTCTTTTTCTTCTTCTGTAAATTCTTCTGTTAAAATTTTACTCTTTTTCTTAGATGTTAAACTACTTGTACTACGAAGAATTCTATTTAAAAATTTCATTTCTAATTGAAACTCTAAAGTTTTTATATTCTTAGCATTTGGGTTTATTTTCTCATCAAGTATTTGGTCTAAGGTGTCAAAAAGCATTTTGGTTTTTCCAATCCCACTATTTGCGGCATATAATATACAGTCAGAGGGTAACAACCCTGTTATGTGGCAATCAATAGCTTCATCACCTGTTTTTAAGAGTTGTTTTTCTCCTTGTTGTAGTTTATTTAGATATGTAAAAGCCTCTGTTGCTAGTTGTCCTGCCCTTTTTATACGTGAGTCTAATTGCATGTATTTTTGTTATTTTATTTTTTCCGACCAAAATTCTCTAATTTCATATTCGTTATCCATCCAAAACTGATAGATTTTACTTGATTCTAAGTTATCTTTAAATTTTCCATAAGGGTTGTTCTTCTTTTCAAAGAAAATGTACTCCAATACCTTTGAATATGTGGTGTTTTGAACAAACATATAGCATAACCAATACATCTCATGTAAAGTAAATCCCATAATCTGTCTGAATTCTGTACAATACTTTAAGCCCGCTTTACGATTCCCAAGTGTACGTGTGGCATCCTCTTCCGTGTACATCTGACATAAATATGAATACATTTGGACGTCTCCATCAGTTATTAATGGAGTAGATATTAAATCCAAGGTCTCATTTCCTAATTTTGTTGTGCGGATTTTTTGAAATTTTGTTTCTCCTTTTTTACCCTTTATAGACTCTAAATACCCTAAGTTAAATAAACTATCCACATTTAAAGAATATTCACTTAAAACGTCTGAAACATCTTCTATTCTAGCTTGTTTAGCTAATTGTAGTATCTGCAAATCTAAAAGAGACAGATTTCTCGATTTAAGTAACTTAACATTAATATATGACATATTGAATAATTTTAATTAAAACAAAAATTAGGAAGAATAATAACAAGAAATAAGGTGTTAATGAAATCCAAAATTTAATTCTTTTCAAAATAATTCATCTATATTAATGTTGTACTCCTCTAATAAATTAAATAACTCCTTGTAAGTTATTTCTATCCCATCATAGACATCGCTGTCTGTTGAATAGTTTGTGTTTTCTAGTTTTTTGCGTGAATTTCTTAAAAACTCTCCTAAAGCTATACACAAATCTTGCGACTTAACACACCTTAAATGTGCTATATTGTCATCAGGATTGTCTAAATTAAATTTTAAAACTGCTCTCAAATTTTAACTTTCTAATATTTTTCTTTCTGTTTCTAAATCTCTGTTTAAAGCTTTTTCTTGTGAAAATTTTTCAGGAAACCTTGCTTGTAATTTTTTGATATTCCTGTCCAAATCATCTTTAAAACTAAAATAACACTCTTCAAACTGAAAAGAATAGATTATTCCACCTAAAGCTCTTTCTTCTAAAACTCTGTCAATAGGTTTTCCATAAGCGATATATTTCTTAACATAGTCGGCTAGTTTAGAGCTGTAAACATCAAATGTGCAAACACCACTTTCCCATTCTTCTAATTCAAAATCAAATTGATATTCTTCAACCAATTTATTAAAGTCATAACCTCTGAAAGTACAGTAATTTGCTAAATACCAACAAATATCTGACATTTCTTCTCTCATATTTACCTCATCTTCTTTTACAATTGCTTGTAATAATTCTTCTTGCTCTGAGATAATTCCTAAAATCATGTGAGCTAAATCTAATTTCTCATCTCCTAAAGATGCACATGTTCTCTTTGCTAATTCTTGGTAGTTTTGCATAATTCGTCTATTGTATTGTAATCTTTTTGTTTTTGATAATCTCTATAACTATCTAATAAATCGTTATATTCTTCCTCTGTAATTTCAAATTGTTTACCATAAGAGATAAAGTATTTATATCCGTCATAAACAAGTGTACCTTTTTCAATTACTTTCTTTTCAGTTTTTTGCCAAAAATATTTAGGCTTTACATTTACCTCTGTTTCTATAGTCTCTCTTTTAAGTTTTCTTTCTGAGTAGACTCTTATGTAAGAATCTCCTGCTTTTAAACGTAATTCAGCAGAATAACTGCTTCCATAATAGTATTCCTTATTAATTTGTGCTAAATTAGATTTTAAAGCGCAGATAAGTTTTTCTTTAGTTATTTCCATTTTTTTAATTTATTAAATTCCTTTTTACTCAGCACTACATCCGCTGTCTTGGTTTTTCCACCGAATAAAAATTTCAATCTCTCCCAAAAACTATACTTTTCGTTAAGATAGGAATATAGTGTTATGTAAACCTCTTCTTCGTCTTCCCACTTACTAAATCTTAAAAGCTCTGATTCGCAAGAGCAAGTTAAGAATAAGTCTTTTCTTTCAGGTTCTTTATATTCAAATTCGTGAATTACAAGCCCGTCGTTATATGTTGATGTCATAATTTATTCTAAGTTTTTAAATTCTCCACACAATTCATATTTTTTGTTGTAATGATTTAAATAAAATAATTCGTCTCCTACAACTAAAATGTTTCTTGGTGTTTTTAATTTAGCTTTTCTCTGTACTATTTTTTGATTGCGCCAAAGTTCTGTAAACATATCAAAAGGCATTATATCTGCTTCACTTCTGAATTTTATTACTTCATCTATTTGTTGTTGTGTATAGTCCATAGATTTTAGTTTCTCTATGTATTTTTCTGTTGATTCTAAGTGCTTATTTTCCATTTTTATAATGTGTCTCCTACTTTTAAATTTTTTGCGTCAAAATCTGTAATACCTATAGTGAATACAGAATCTTTTGTTTTACATCTTACATACATATTTCCTTTACCGCTATTTGAATCATAAGGCTCTTCTATAACTATAACACCTTTATTTCTATAAATTTCTATAGGTTTTACCTTGTCGTCCCTTTCTCCACAAGAACTGAATACAGTTCCTAATACTAAAATGCTAATTAGTTTTTTCATCCTCTACTAATTTAAAATAATTAAAAAATCCTTTAACGTTATCCATATTGTGATAAACACACAATGCATTATCTGTTATACAACTCTTTACTTCTGAAAAATAATCTTTGCCTTTAGTATAAGCTTTTTCTCCGTCATCCATTATAAATGTTTTTATACATTTAAATTTGTCTCCTTTTTGTATTGTGTATCTCATTTGTTATGCAAATATAGTTATTTTAATTTAATTTCAAACCTATTTTCCATTTTATTTAAAATTTCTTCGGGCACATTGTGAGAGTTTACACCACCATGTCTATTTTCAACAATCAAAGAAAAAACCTTATAGTTATATTTTTTAGCAAGCTCGTAATAGGGTTTCATTTCCCACTCTTGTGTAAAAGTGTTAGCTACAACAATCCTTTCTTCATTATCCTTCATCCCATGTTCTACTAAAAGCTGACTCCACTTATGAGCATCTTTTATTTTTGTTGCGTCAAATATATACTGCCCATCTTTTTCAAAAAACATATCTGCTTCAACGTGTTTTCCTCCTAATGATTTAGCTAATGTTGATTTTCCTGCACCACAAATTCCACGTAATAAGAACAGTTCTTTAGTTTTCATGTCTTCCTATAATTAATTTATCTTTTAGTATTTCTTTTACTTGTTCAAATGAAAATAAACTGTATTCCCCAAACATATTATAATAAGAATCTATTCCAACATCCATAGAACGGTATTTATGAATTTCTTTTATTATACTATTCTCATCTCCATGTAAATGTCCGTGTAAATGATAAGAGCCATCATCTTGATAGTTAAAATTAAACATAGGAAAATGTGAACAACAAATTATTTGACCCTCAATATTAAGTTCTAAATAATCTCCAATGTATAGTAATTTATCACACTCAAATAAAGCACTTTGTAATTTACCTCTATTACAATGGTTGCCAAATAACATAATAATATTATCACACACTAAACTATCTAAAAATTGTTTGTAATTCTTTTCACCCATAAGCGAATCTCCTAAAAGTACAAGTAAGTCATTCTTTTTTGCAAGCTTATTAGTTTCAACTAAAATATGGTCGTTCATGTGTGTAACATTGTCAAACTTACGCCCAAATTTAATAACAGCTTCGTGATTTAAATGAAAATCACTTGAAAACCACACTTTATCAAAGTTGTATGTTTGTTTTGGAAAACTACTTAATATTTTAACTTTCATATCTAAACTCTTTTGTATTATTATTTCGTGACATTAAATTTACTAAATCGTCCGCTTCGTCAAATATAGGAAATAATGTTATTTCATTTTTATTAAGCATATTATTTAATCTTTCTCTTAGGAGTTTTTCTCTTTCAACTAATGTATTTTTTGAGGGTAAATTAGATTCAGAATAATTTTTATACAGTATTTTAATTCCGTCTACCGTAGGTAATTTATTGTCGATTAATTTTTCAGCCATATACAAACTTCTTAGAGCATGAAAAAGTTTTTTGTTCCAATCTCCATGCAGTCTTAAATCCCTTTTGGCAACACCTATATAGCCTTTTATCACTCGGTAGCATCTACATAAGTGTAATCTATTCTTATATTCTTTATGAGTTTCGTTTAATAATATTATATCAGCAAGTAGATTTCCATCGCCTGAAAATAATCCCCTATAAAACTGAGTTTCTGTCATCCAAAGATACTGCTTTTCTTTACTTTCTGTATATTGAAAAGAGTGTATGTTAGGTAAAAATTTCGCCAAAGATTTAAAATTACCATAAAAATCATCTGAAATAACTCTCACATAATCAAAATCACTATTTTCATTAGCTATACCATGTAATTGACTACCAAATAAATATTCTTCATAATCTAAGTTACACAATCTTTCGTGCTGTTCTTTTGTTATTTTTATGTTCATAGTCTTCTGTATTCAGGTTTAATTAATCTGTAAATCTGCTCATCAATTCTTTTGCCGTTTCTTAAAGAGAGTAATATATGTTTATATTTATAATCTTTTATAATCTCTGCAAACTCTTTGTCAGATTCTACTTCCCCTATCTGTAGGTATTTTTCCCAAACTTCTCCATCAATACCTTTAAATTCTTTTATTAATTCTTGTTCATATTGAGCGACAACATCGAAGAATTCATCAGGATAACCCTCTAATAAAGTCAAAATACTATCTCCATTTCTCAAGCAATCCCAAACAGCCGTGGTTGACATTTCTGACATCATTTTATGGAGTCTTAAATATTCAGCACCTTTTATCTTACAACGTTCTCCATTTGAAAATCTCACTACATAGCCCTCTTCAGTATCTTTTATAGTTGTATGTAAATCTTTTAAAGATGTCTCTGAGTCAAATGTTAAGGGTGTTAATAAATCATATTCGTAAGGAGATTGTTCTATACCTGTTTGAGTGTCAAAAACTGCTGTTAAAACAACTCCTTCAAAATCTCCGTAGTCTACAACTATTTTGTTTTCTTTATAAATTATTTCAAAGCAATATGTGTAATTTCTATTTAAAAGGTTATAGTTACAAACAACATTTAACATCTCTTTACCTTTAATAGCTTGTTCCGAATTAAATGAACCTCTTGAAGCAAATACCCATTGATTTTTATAGAAGAAAAGTATACCTAAGCTTCCATCCAGCTTCTCAAAAATCTCATAAGATTCTGTTACATTAGTTTTACCCTCAGATAAATTAAAAAACTTTCTAAAAGGTCTTGCAACTACATTTCCTAAATCATCTACAACAAGACCTCTACATTGTAAAGTTATTTCATCCCAAAGATTTTCCCATTGAACTTTATCTGTATAATTATAAATGCTTAAAGGTAGAGTTGGATGAGTTTGACTATATAATAGTCCATCTTTCTCATATTGTTTTAAAATATCTAAAGTCATTGTTTTGGTTTTATTGTTCTGCAAATATAAGTAGTTTATTTTAAATGTGCAAGTTTTTTAATGATTATTTTACAATTTTATCTACGTTCACAACCCCGCACAGCTTCGGCGAAACAAAATAGAACAACTACTTCCTTATTGTTTTTCTACAGTTCTTTCTTACTGTATCTATTTTTATATTCTTTACCTTTATATTATGCGCCGAATCTTTGTTAGTAGACGATAATAATAAAGAGATTAATTTATACATTATTTAATTTTCGGCATATAAAAAGAACAGTTTTGTATTGTGTAAAACTATTATATTTTATTTTATACACAAATTAACTAAACTAACACCTAAATAACCCCTTAGTAATGGATATAGTAACCCCATTAGGAACAAATCAAATTTTTTAAAAAATTTAACTTTTCCTTTGTGCATTTTAATAATAACCTTAACTACCAATCGTCTTTCTCTGACCCGACACATTTCTGCGAAGAAGATTCTAAAAATCTTTAGGGGTAGCCTATATTATTATCTTTTATACCATAGGATTGCGAGAATAATCTCTTCAAATGTCACCGCTATGTTTTCTTATTATTCCAAAGATGCAGTTATAAAACCCTATAAAAGCCACACTCATCGTTACATAGTCATTGGCTTGATACCTTTTATGGTTGGTATAGTTTAAAAATAAAAAATAACCTTAACGCAAAAAACTAAATTTCAACAGCCATCACTCCGTATCCATTTAGTCTTAATTGTTAAGGCTATACCTTAATATTTTTGACGATTTTGTGGTGATGGGTCTAAAATCAATTTTTGCCGATAAAAATAAAACAGAAAAAGGATTCTGTAATTATCCGACAAATATACAACTTAAACATTAACTTTCAAAATTGGTTAATTTCTCTGTAAGCAATTTACACTTAATTTATATCCTAATCTATTTGCTATATCTTCTAACTTTTCAAAACTAATATCTTTTTGATTTGAAAGCCACATTGAGATATTTGCAGTTCTTTTCATTCCTACTTTTTGCGCAAATTGTATTTGAGAACAATCTTCTTTAAGAAATATCTCCCACAATATTTTATTTTTTGTCATAATTTAACTACAGTTACAAGTTCCATAAGGATTATTATCTGAAAATGTTGACATCATTTGGCATACTTCACACCAACGTGTCCAAGTTTCTTCTTCCATATTACCTTTTTAATTGACAACTCCCATAGCTAAAGCTCCAGGTGAAAGGGTGTTCTTGTTTCTTCAATATAAATATTATAATTTTTACTTAAAAATATTAGTTCTTTTTCTGATAGACTTGGATTGTTAGTTATTAAGTTGTTCTCTATTTCTAATTTTTTCTCTCCGAAACCGCTAAAAAGATAAAAACAGCCTTTTAAATCAATACTCGGAACTAAATATAAATCACTAAAATCACAATGATAATTACCGAATACTTCATAAACTACTTTTAAAACATAATTCACATCAACTGATAAGAGATTAGCAATATCAAAACAAGTGAGAGATAATTCAGATTCAAATAATTCTAAAATACTATCCTTTATTTGCACTTCTTTTCTTTATTTGATTTTCATCCACCCAAGACAGCAAACAAGTATCACAATCACCAATAGCTTCCATATCTATAAAAAACTCTTCTTCAGCTAAATCATCCAAACTGAAAGAGTAACTTACTTCTACTCCTTCTTCTAATAAAAGAATTAGATGACTTACTGAATAGCCTACAATTGTTCCAATAACTTCGTCACTTAGTCTAACTAATTTATTCTTGTATTTTTCGTATAATCTTTTCACTTTACTTTAAATTTTTAATTTCTTCCATAGCTAAATCAATTCTTTTAAGACAGTCTTCTACATCTTTACTTTTCTCTAAAGATTTGTTTAAAAACGCTTTAAGGCATTGAGGTATGGTGGCATAGTAATAAGGTTCTTCAAAAACATAAGTTTTTCCTTTATCCTTACCGTCTTTTCTAATCCTCTCTTCTGAAAAGATTAATGTACAATTATCATTACTTGTATCAATTCTCCAATTTTTATTTAATCTCATATTTATAAGTAATTTAATTCTAAAATTTTATCTGCTTTCTCATCGCAGATTTCTGTTGTTTCTTCGAATACTTGACAAAATATTTTACCTTGTTCGTCTATAATATATAAACCGTAGTATTCTTCTCCTATTTCGTCATAACCTATGTCTTTATGTAGTGTCATACTAAATTTCCTCTTGTACTACATTCATATTCTTCTAAAGCTTTTAAATACTCATTATACTCTGTTGATGATATTCCTCTTGGGGTCTAGTTCATCATAAAAATCTTCTATTTGCGGTTCTTTCATTTTATTTGTTTTTAATGTTTTTTTGCGCCGAATAAAAAAAAAGAAACAGAAGAAAAGTTTGTGTAGCTTCTATCTAACAGATATGAAAATCTCTTTATCATATTTTTACTTTTCAAGCCCATGCCATTGGAACTTCTGAATCTTTAAATGTACTTCCTTTCCTATGTGGTATAGTACTAACCAATATATACAACGTTAAGATTTGGAAAGCATTTACGTTGCCAAGATGCTCTATTTCTACGGCACTTTTCACTTGGTTATCATGTCAGTTACCGTTTCTGTATATTTTAAAAAAACTCACCTATTCAAGATTAAGGAACACTTTATCTAATCTTACTCCACAGCCTTAGTCAACCGCTTTGTTCAAGATACTCGTATTATACTCAGTAAACAAACACACTTTCTTGTTAGTGTTCTAACCTTATAGTTTTTATGGCTTTGGATATTCACCAATGTTAGTTGCTTACTTTTTTTATTGTTTTAATTGAGTTTAAAAATAGATTGCAGGAATTCTGTGGTGTAATACATATCCTTAATCTTATATCCCCTACACCTCTTTACACCGAGCAAGGCTGTCTTTTAAGAACTGTCAATCTATTTATTATTTTTGTTCTGCAAATATACTACTTAATTATTTATTGTGCAAATAATTTTGAATAAATCTTCCAATACTCAGAAATTTCTTTACAACTTTCTACTATCTCTTTTATAGCTAAAATTGCTTTTTCTCTATCGTAAGGTTTTTCTATCTCAATTATTTCTCCTGAAAGTCTAAGTACATTTTTATTACCTTGTTCAGTGGTATTACCAAGTCTACCAAGTCCCGTAACTGAAGTTCTACCTATCTTAAAACCTAACTCTTCTAAACCGTATCCATAAACAGAAAGCTGTTTGTAGTCATCTGATTCGTAGTAAGCTCTTTTTGTTTTTATAGTTAATGTTTTATAATCTAATATGTGAATTTTATCTTCAACATAGTGTTGCCTATCTGTAAAAGCTTGAACACACGTTTTTTCTAATCCAAAAGGTTCTAAATCAATTAAAATTTCATATTCAAATTCCGCATTAAAGGGGTGTTTTTCTTTTAGAGTATCTAAAATAACTTTATCTTCTGTTGAAAGTAATAGGTAATCACCTGTATCATAAGGATTTAGGTAGTCTCCGCAGTCAGACCCAAAGCTAGCAAAAATACCACTTTCCCCTGTACCTACTCCTAAAATATAATCCTGTAAATATTGTTCCTTATAATCTTTAAAAGAACCATTTTGGGAATAACTTATTTTATTCCACCCATCAAACTTTTTATATTCGGGTCTTGAAATACCTTCTTTATAATCGTACTTTTTGGGTAAATTTATTTTAATTGCTTTCAAATTCTTGTCTTAATTGGTTTATAATTTCATCTATCTGTTTTTGATTTTTTATTGCGCCGAAATTTTGGTCTATCTCTGCTAATGATGCTTTAATTAAATCAAATACAATGTCTTTTTCTTTTTTGGACAGTTTATTCTTTTTTAAGACTTCTTCTATCTGTTTTTTATCCTCTGTTGTTATTATCTTTGATGTATAAATCCTCTGTAATATTGGTCTTTCTTCTACAAAAGGTTCAACTGTTGTGTTTTGATTCTTATCAATAAATGCTTCAAATGGTTGTTCAAAACGCATTTTTTTAAAAATATTTATATTTGAAAAAACATCTTTTTTTACATAGGTATTTATTTTATCAACTCCATTTTTCCAATACTCATCGCTTACCATCGAACCATCAATTTCAGATTTACTTGATTCTAATCCAAAATGAAAGCACATCTCATCAACAGATGAATTACCATAATGTGTTCCACGAAATTGGTCTAAAAGGTCTATAATTGCCTTTAATTCCCAAGGTTTTTTTCCTGATGTGATGTACTCGTTTTTTAAGTGTTCTGAGACATTAAAATATCGCATTCCATTAACAATAATCATTGGAATATCAAACGCTATGACATTTGCACCACAAATGTAATCAAAAGAATTTGCAATAGTACAAAATTGTCTAATTATATCTTCTTCTGAACCCTCTAATGCTTTTATGTGAACTTGGTCATCTTTAATAAATCCCACCCCTATAGATACAATCTTAGTGTAGCACATTTTTAGTGCGCCTCTTTTTCTGTAATTTTCTATAGTTTCTTCAACAGAAGGTAATTCATCTGTTTCCTTGTTTCTTATTTTTTTTCTATACAAGTTAAACTCAGTAGAACCTTCTATAAGTTCTTTTGATTGTCTAACATCCTCTATATCAAAGAATAGTATTGACTCTTCGTTTATTTTTTTAAGTGTTTGATTCATACCTTATAATCTTGATTTTTTATAAACATCTAAATATACTTCTACAGCTTCTAACATATCTTCTTTTCTTAAATAAGCGAGGCGGGAAGAAGTAAACGCGTTAGTACAACAGTCGTCGTAATCATCGAAACGGAAGTTATCTGAGTCCATAACAAAATATGGAAAATATTTATATTGTTTTTCGTTTTTCCAATCAGGTTTTTCTCCTTTATTATAGAAACTAACTATTAATTTTTCTAAAGCTCCATATTTTTCATGGTCTTCAAATCCGTCCCATTTCTTATTAAACTCTTCTTCTGTTGTTTTATTAAATATGAAAACTCTTTGTAGCTTATCTTCATTTTTATTAATAAGTTCTTTTAATTGTTCAATTGTAAAGTCTCTTCCTTCGATGTTAATTGTGTTCATATTTTTTATTCTTTTTTGGCAAATTCTTCTAATAAATTGATTGCTTTAAACAATCCTTGTCTTTTACCTAAATTATAATGATAGGTTTGCAATTCTGCTAAAACTTCTTTTATTTCAGCTCTTATATTTTCACTTGATTTACTATCCGAGTCTTTAGACCAAATAATTTTTTCTATTTCTATTAGTGCTCTATTTTTGTCCATAATTTCGCGCATTTAAAGCCGTAAAGGCAAAGATTAAGAAATTGAAGAACTGATGTCTAAAAACCGCTCTAAAACAATTTTCTCTCTACTAATACTATCTAATCTACTAACCATCTTATTAGTAAATACATCAGAAACATCTTTAAACAAATTGATTTGTTCTTCTGTTGTTAAATCGTTACTTAAATTGTATAGAATTACTTCTCTTGCTGTTGAGAAATCTTGCTGTTTTAATTTTTCTTGGCGACGTTGCCACCAATTTTTAACTATTTGTGTCATTTTTTATTTCTTAAAATTTCTAATTTAACTCCTTGTATAATAAACATACAAAAACTAAATATACTGAATAATAACCAAAAGTTACCTGGTTTGGCAGCGTTTGTAAGATACCATTTAGAATATATGGTAAAAAAGTGTATTGCTAAAACAAGCCAATATATCAAAAGTGCTTTCGTTTCAATTATTTTTTCTCTCATTATTCTAAAATTAAAGTTATACCTTGTTCTGTCACTTGATAACCAACTATTTTTCTGCTTAGTTTATTTAGTTCTTCTGATTCTCTTATAGCGCGCTCAAAAGATAAAAAAGAAGTTGTATTAACTTTTCTTTCTAATTGCTTGTCTGTTATGTCAGGATTGAATGATTTTGTTTTAAATACTTGCATCTCTTATTACTTTTAACATTACTACTATTTCAAAGACAACTATTAAAACTAACATCGTCCAAGTGAAACTTTTAATTAAACGCCATTTTTCTGTCATAATTTTATTAAATTTAAAGGTGACCTTATTTTACTTATTAAGTTGTGTGATATATGTGTGTAAACCAAAGTTGTTTTAACGTTTGAATGACCTGCTAGTTTTTGTATTAAATTAATATCAATACCATTTTCTACTAAATGTGTAAAACAATTATGACGCATCAAATGAGTGTAAACTCTTTTACTTATTCCTGCTTTTTTTGCTAATTGTTTCATCACTTGACCAACACTTCTATCCGAATAATGCTCCGAAAACCGACCTTTCAAAACATAAGGAAAAGACCTATACTCTTTCCAATATTTTTCTAGTAATGGATATAAATCATTAGACAACATTACTTGTCTATCCTTATTTCCTTTACCACCAATTATGTTTATAATTCCTCTTGACCTATCAAAATGTTCCCACTTCAAATTAATCAATTCCGAAACTCGCATTCCAGTAGAATAAAGTAAAGCTAAAATAACCTTATGTTTAGTATTTTCGCACACATCAAACATTTTTTGAACCTCCTCTTGACTTAGTACTATTGGTAATTTCTTTTCAGATTTAGGATAAGGTATTTTCTGAATTTTAGAAGGCATACCAATTGTAATTTTATAAAAAGAATTCAAAGCACAAAGTCTATGTTTTCTTGTGTTTATAGTTTTAGCCTCTAATAACCAGTCTTTTATTTTAGCATTTGTTATTGATTTTGGTTCAACTTCATTTTTAAAGTGATTTAAAAAACACCATATTTGGCTTTTATAATTATTTTTTGTTGCTTTAGAGTTATAAACTAATTCTATATCTCTCGAATAGTCGTCTATGTATTTTCGAATGTTCATGGCTTATAGTATTGATTTTATTAGTGTTTATATTGGTTGTTTATATATAGGAGTTATAAGCCATTTTAACCACCGAGTATATCAAACAACTCTATTTTTGAAGTTGGAATCATATATTCACAAACTCCAGAATGTTGTCTAATATCATCCCAATACTTAATGCAGTCTTCATAAACATACAAAGCTCTACCGCCTTTAATGTCGGTAAACGTATTTGTGTTTTTTTCGTTCCTTATCCAATTTCCGTTAATATCGCTTTTTAACCATAATTCAATTGTGTTAGAAAAACGGCTTATAACAGCGGTTATACAAGATTGTTGCAATTCGGCATTTTTTGAAAGTTCAGTCATAATTTTAAAATTTAGTTTATGTTTATGAGGTCTGTTTTTAATTCGGCAACAACCTCGTATAGCCGCAAAACGTTAAAAACAGCAACCTATAAACTGCTCTAAAGATTCTCCTGCTATTAAACATTTCTTTATCTGTAAATATAACTTACTCTCTTTAGAAAAACCATAAGGAATATCTGTTTGTGATATATAGTCTTTACCAAACTTTCTTAGAATTATATTTCCTTTGTTTGTTTGTATTTCTATTTTTTCCTTTTCAGTTTTTATTGCCGAGATTTTCATAGTCTAATTTATATAAAATATCCTGATATGCTTTTCTTTTAATTTGCGCATCAAAACTATTAGGATGTTCTTCTAAAGTTCTTGTAAACTTAGTAATCATTTTTTCACAATAGTTTTTTATGTGATTGTGCCGTTTTTGATAGTCTTGAATTGTTTTCATAGTTCTCTTCGGTGTTTAAAACAATGTTGCGTCTCAATTTGCAATATATTAGGTATGAAAGAGACAGATTTATTTAACTTAGTACAATTTCCATAGTTAATAGAGCAAGTACTTTTATCAAATTGAAAACGCATTTTACTAATCTCTTTTAGTATGTTATTAGCTTTTTCTGTTTCTCCTTTTAGTTTTCTTTCTTCGGCGCGTTTTTTAAGATTAGCTTTAGTTACGTTGAAATAGTCTAATTGCCACTTTTCATGCGTTTTAAGTGATAATTTAAACTTCTCCATATCTCTAACCATAAATATACAATCATTACAATTACAGTCTATTTTTTGAAGCTCTATCATGGTAGTTGATTTAACCAATATATGTCATCAATATTTAATTCAAGTACGTGTATCATTTTTATAACTCCATAAACTTGACCCTTCCAATAAGCTTTTAAAGCTATGTCATTTTGTTCATCGAATTCAGTACATCTCTTAACTGCCATTAATAAATAGTGTTCTATTTGGTTTTTTTGTTCTAGTTTCATTTTGCAAATGTATTGATTATTATTGAATTACGCAACAATTATTTTAATTTTTTATTTTTCCAATATTACAGTTATATTTAACTCAATATTACAACAAGGGTACAATGTGCCCTTTTTCTCCCATCTATTAACTTTTGAACAAAGTGGTTGGAAATTACTCCAATGATTCAATAAATATATCTCTTCCTCTGTTTTTGCATAATTTATAGGAATAATGTGGTCTAAATCCCAAGAACAATTATACTCGGGATAATTCCCACAAACATTACCATAGTTATCCCAATTCATCCAACTTTCAAATTGAGATTCAATGTGGTTTTTAAACTCTTCCCAAGTACACCCCACTATAGTTTGAGTGTTTTTCCTTTTAATATTTTTATTTTTCTTTATTGCTTGATGTATTAACCCTCTCACGTTATTACTTAATCTATATAAACTGTCTGTCTTTGACTTTTTTCTTGCTCTTTTTCTTGATGATTCTCTTGCTAAATCTTTTGTTCTTTTATTATATTCTTTTTTACAATCTTTACACTCTGCTCTAAATTTATCTCTGTCTCTACAATACTCTGTCAAAGGTTTTATAATACTACATTTTGAGCATCTTTTTTCATTAGCACTAAATACTTCCTTTTTCTTTGACTTTTCGTACCGTTTGACATTGCTACAATCTTTACATAAACTTTTTGCTTCTAATTTAGAAGATTTATCTTTTGTAAAATCTTTTATAGGCTTAGTAATGTTACAACCAACACATTGTAAAAATTTAAGAATAACATCCTTCTCTTTTTTAACCTTTTCTTTTGTAACTTTGTTACATTTTTTACACGTAGTCGAACCTTTTTCAAAACAATATTTAGTCTTTAATTCTTTACATTTTAAACACTCTATTTGTTTATTTTGTTTAAAGTTAAAACATTTTTTACAAAAACCTGCTGTTGTGTTTGAACCATCCCTTTTCTTAGTTTTATGAAACTCTTCTACATGTTTTTCTAAATTACACTCATTACATATTTTATATTCACTTATAGTAATTTCTTTTTTTGGTACTTTTATGCCTTTATTTTTACAAGCATTACATTGTGACCTATAACTTTCTAATCCTGAATTTTTACTAAAATAACTAAGGCTTTTATCTAAGAAACAGCTATTACATTTTTTAGTCTCTTTTTTTATTTCTATTGTTTTATATACATTATTTTTTATACAATCAATACATCTAGTGTTATATCCATTTTTAAAAGCTTTATTTTTGTAAAAAAGAGTAGCATCTTTGTTTTCAAGACAAGCTTTACATTTAAAAATAACACCCAAGGGCTCTTTTATTTTTATGGACGGATATTTATTGACTTTACATTTTTTACACTTGTTATCATACCCACCTTTTTTACTAGAATCCTTGCCAAATTCACATAATTCTTTCTCTTCTAAACACGCGTTACATTTCCTTTTGTTTTCCATTTTGACTTAAAATAATAATGCCTCACCAATTTCACTATCTTCAGGGTCGAACAAAGATAATTACTTTTAAATGAGGCTATGTTTTTCAAAGATAGTGTTCGACTTCTATCAATTTAAGCCACAAATATAAAGAATAAAAATGAATTATAAAAATTGGTTAGTCTGTATGTAATCACTCTTCTACCATATAATTTATGTTGGGGTTTATTTTCTCTAAAACTTCTGCTTTACTGCTCATCGTTTAAAAAATAATATTCTAAATTAATTGTTTCTAACCACTCATAAAATTCTTTAGTTTGTTCTTCAGTAGGTTTTTTGTAACTTTTAATGAACTCGAATTTCTCACTCATTTCTTTGGCAAAATCATAATGCCTTCTATGATTTAATTCCTTGTAACTCCACTCTCTAGGAGAAGAAGATACTTCCCAAAAATAATCTTTAGAGAATACTTGCAAACAAGCTTTTTTTCTGTTTAAATTGGCGAAGATGTGTTCTGTTTCCATTATTGTGTGTATCCAAATATTAATAGTTTTACTGAATTACTTTCTGCTTAATTTCCAACAAGTGCTACTTTCATAATTAAATATCTTTTAAGGTTTCTTCTAAAAACTGTGATGTTAAATCGTCTTGTTCTTTTGTAGTCCAATGTTCCATTTTAAAAGAAACTACTCTGTCTGTTGTTCTTGATAATATTACTTTGTCAACATCTTCTTTACTTGGATTATTTGTGTAAATAGTTATATTATTATCATTTATCCAATCTGTGTCTGTACCTATTCTGAAAATAGTTCTGAACTTATAATCTTCAAACTCTTCTCTTGAATATTTATATCCGTTTAATTCTAGTATTTTGCTCATAATTTTTTCTGTTTTTAGTTTCTTTTTCCGCCGAATAAAAGGTAAAAAAGAAAGGTTACTATTGTAATATTACAACTCGAAGTAAAGACTCTCCATAAATTATTAGGTTCATTATCAAATAACCAACTGATAGCTACTAAAATAAATAATATACCTGTTACACAACCCGATAATGTAAAAAGTTTATTTATAAAATTGTTCATAATTAATCTAATGTGTTATAGTCAAACAATAATTCTCTGCAATCAACTTCTTTTACATTATCATCTTCTGTTTTTATTTCAACTGTATGAAAATACTTTTCTTTTTCATTAAAACTATATTTTCTTTTTAAAATTTCCACTTTACTTCCATCTAACCAAGCTGTCTTATGTAAGATTTGGTCATTATAATTTATAGTGTATTTTTCGGGTATATTAAATTCTAAGTCAAGAATATTAATAGTTTTTTCATCCACAGTTAAACTTAATAAATAATCTTTAACTTTAATATAACTTTCTCTTGAAATAAATTCAAAATCTTTATCTGATTTTCTTGCATTTTGAGAAGAAAGACAAATTAACTCCTTATCTAAGAAATACGCTTCCCAACCAACCCAAGTATCTGTACATTGCCAAGTTTTTACGTGGTATGCTTTTAGTCTGCTGTCTTCTGACCAATATAAATCAATTCCAAATTCTTGAGCTAACTCTTCCCAATCAGGATTTGTTTGTATTCTTTTATCTTCAAAATTTATGCTGTTTAAAATATCTTTTAGTTTCATTGTTTTAAAAAGTTTAAGATGTTAAAATAGTTTTGATATATAAATTCTAATGATTGTTGCAGTGTCATTATAAAAATGTTTTAGATTCTGTTAATATCTGTTCTTGTGCTTTTTCAATATGATTTTTTAACTTCTTAAACAACTTAGTTATTTTATCTCTATCTTCTTGCTGTGTGTAAGTATCGTAGATAGCAAATTCAAAATTATCTAAAGTATCAAAGTTATATTTTTCTAATAACTCGTGATGTTTTTGCAGTTTTTTATACCTATTATAGTCTTTTTTTGCGCAAAACCAACCAATATCTTTATAAGAAATTTCATTATTTTTATTATCTAAAATAGTTACTCCAACAACTTGATAAACAGAAATAACTCTACCATTAAATAGTTTTAAATCAATATCTTTGTTTTGTACTAAACCAAAGTGTTCACTTGCTTTAAATTCTTGCCAATTGTTCATAATATTAAATTTTAGAATAAATAAAAACCATTAAATCAAATAAAGATATTGTTAGATAATCACTTTTCAAACCTTCTTCACTTTTCCATTCACAATAAGCTGTGATATAATTTCCATTATCTACTATACTTTTTACAACTACTTTCTCATCTATTATGTGAGAGTTTTTGTTTAAGTAGTCTTGTACTATATTTTTGTTCATAATATCTTATTTTTAATTGTTTTTTCCGCCAAAAATTCGTAAAAAGATTCTACCTGCTTGAACTTGGTCTTCAACACAACCCATTCCAATTGAATTTAAAGCGTTGTAGTGAATTTCTAAATTGTTTTGTACTTTGGCTATCAATCTTTCTTTTTCTTCGTTTGTTGAAGCTAAAAATGTGTTAATACCTTCTCTTAAAATTGTTTTTGTTGTTGGTGTCATAGTTTCGCCGTAAAAAAGATTAAAATAAAGGAACAGAAATAAATCTTATAACATCTGTAAAAGCATTAACATCTCCATAGTTAAATGCGTGTTGGAAACTTTCTAATGTATAAACTGTTCCTTGCTCTTCTGCTAAAGTCATAAATTCATCATCGCTCATTGATAAAGTGTGCTTTTCATCTTCTGTATCTACTACATAAACTCTAATCTCACTTTGTTGTGGCATATCATTATCTGAAATACCTAAAGCTAAGTGTAAATTTTCTATTTTATGTTCTTCTCCTGTAAATTGTATTGTTTTCATAATTGTTTATTGTTTAATTTTCCGCAAAAAGAATTAAAGAACAGAAATTTTATAATTCTCTCCTTCAAACAAACCTTTAATAAATATTCTATTAAGTCTGTTATCTTCTGCTCTTAAAACTGTTTGATTTTTTATTTTTACTAATAAGTTGTATTTTTTGTTCATAATTAGATATTTAAGTATTTTCTAAATTCAATTAGATGGCATTGTTTAAACTTTTTACCACTTCCACAATTACATTTATCATTTCTGTTTAAGTGTTTGTAGTTGGTGTTATAATCATCTAAGATTTCTTGCCCTCTTCTTTTAGCTTCTTCTCTTTGTTCTTTTTTTCTGTTGTCTATTTCTTCTTGCCCCGCATCACACTCAATAATCTTAACTTGTTCAAAATCTCTCATTAAAACATTAATACCATTACCTTGCATAAACGCTCCATAAAGTCCTAAAACATCATTTTGTTTCTGTTTGGAATAACGCTTTCTTTGTTGTTCAACTAAAACTGCATCAACTTCACTTGGAAAGTAGGAGGTAAATTTAGTTTCACAAGTTTGACAAACATAATCTGCCGTATGGATTGTAAAGTCTTGACAAGTTTTACAATATGTTCTGTGTTTAGGTCTTGGTGTTGGCATCTTTAATTAGTTCTTTTAATTCAAAAATTTTGTTTTCTAAATCTAATTTATCAACTTGTGATTTTGTGTAAAACCACGCCGTTAAAAAAGATAAAATAAGGTATGTTTCTAAGTTTATAGTTTTACTTAAAAATAGGACTGAATAGCTAACTCCAAAACCTACTAAATTAATTATGAATAGTATTAAATCTCCAATTAATTTATTTGTTTTCATTGTTCTAACATTTTAAATTTAACACTCTTATTTTTCAATTCTGTTTTAATTTCTTTTGCCGATTTTCCACAAAATTGTTTCAAATATTTAGAAGTTGTAACTGAATAATCAAAATCTTTTGTAAGATAAGTAACTCCTTTATGTTCAATAGCAATAGTAGAAGAATAAGACTGAAAAACTACTCCGTTATTCATAATTATTTCAACTTGGTTTTTAACTTTTTCACCGCTTCTTGGACTTGTTAAAGGTCTTACTTGTGGAATACCTTTTAATCTTTTTAATAATGTTTGTGTTTTCATAATTATTTATTTTCTATTGTTAAAATACTTTCTTTTTGTTCCCAATGTTCTAAAATATACTCCCACTGCTCCGAATTTAATATAAAGTTTGCCGAAACAGTAAAAGCAAAGTTTTCATAATTGTTACCGTATAAAAACTCCTTTGCATAAATTGGATACAATACTTTATAAAATATATCTTCTTTACTTTTTGAATAATCGAATTTTTTAATTGTCATAATGTTATTGTTTTTAAGTTCACTTCGTATAGTACAAATATACAATTTTTATTTTAATAAACTAATTTATTTTGTTAAATTTTTATGACCTAAGTCGGTTATTATTTTTTCTTTAATTTTTTCCGCCGAAATAGAATAAAAAGAACAACGGATAGATTTTCCATTTTTGCCTGAAAAACTATATCTCAAATCAACCGTAGTTTTATCTCCTTTCTTAATAGTATATTCTTTAAACAAGTTCTGAATGTATTTAACTGCTTGTTCGTGTGTTGTTTCTATTAAGTTGAGGTATTCTGTTTGTTTTTCTGATTTTATTGTTAGGCGGATAATTTCTTGTTTCTCTGTTGTTAGTATTTTCATAGCTTATCTTAATGTTATTTTGCGCCGAAAAAAGTTAAAAATCAATTTCATTATCAATCAAACTCTTCTCTATTAATTTAACTCTTGTTTCTGTTGTTCTTGCCAAATTATAGCTAAATATTTAATCTCTTTTAACAAAGGTAAAGATAATTCTTCGTATTTCAAAGTGTAAGTGTCAATTTCAGTATCTCTGCTGTCATAAACATTTACTTTCACACAATTATCATAAAATTCTTCAAGTAAATGTGTTAAATTTCCTTTTGTATTAATACTTGGACTACTTTCTGCAAAGATAACACTTGTGTTAAAATCTCCGTAAGTTTTAATAATATATAAAATATCGTTTATTAAATTTAATTTTTTCATAAGTTTAATGTTTCTAAAAGTTCTTTTATTTCTTCTTTTGCTGTTTCTTTTTCTTCTGCCGAAAAATTTATATCTGTTATATCTATTTGCTTAATTGTTAAGTTTAAATACTCTTTATCTTCTAAAATTTCTTCAGGATAATGCCACAAACTGCAAATTATTTTAATTGTTGATATTGATAGTTTCATCTTAAAAATTTTATTGGTTGACTTTGTACTTGATTAATTACTTTGTAAATTTCTTCTTTAGTTTTCTTTTGCGACAAAATAAGTGTTACTTTCTGTCTTATCTGTTTTTCTTTTTCTGTTCCTTGCCAGTCATCTAAAACTCTTTCTTCACCAAAAGAATAAATTTCAATACCTTCGCCACTAACTGCCGTTTTTAAACTGCTTCTAAAAACTGATAAAAGTGTTTCTACATTTGCACAATTACCTAAAAATCTTTCGTCAGCAATTAGTGTAATTTCAAATTGTGTTCCTGCTTTCATAACTATTCTATTTTTGATGAAAAATCCTCCTCTACAAAACTAATATGTGCATAATGCTGAAAGATAACTTCATTAGGTATCTGACAAGCATATTCATAATCATTCTCTACATCATAGAAGTAAGTCCATTTTAACTCTTCTAATTGGTCTTGGTTTAATTCTGTTACGTTCATAAGACTTTCTTTTAATTTCGCCGAAAAAAGAATAAAAAACGGTTTTAAGATTAATCAAAGATATAATAATATTTCTAATATACAAATGTTTTTATGTTAAAATTTCATAATCGTTATATGTTTCAATTGTGTTTCCACTATTTACACATTCATAAAAGAATTTTTTTGTACTTCCATTATAAATATAACCTCTAAATATACAAGTGTTATCACTTGTCGCTAATTTAAAAGTTTGATTTATTCTTAAGTCTGATAGTTTCATAATAAAATTTCAATTAAATGATTCGGATTTTCCTTTCTGTATTGCTCAACTATTTCTTCTTTGCACCAACCTAAAATACATTGCTCTTGAGTTTCTTTGTTAGTAGTTATATATCTGTTATAACCTTCTTTTTTAAACTTTTCGCTCCACGATGTTGCTTTATGTATTTGTCTTACTGTTTCAACGGGTAAAGGAAATTCAAAGTCATAGTCTAATTTTCCATAACCCATAATAATTGTGTCCTCGTCTATAAAAGTTGATATACTTGGTTGTTCCCCGTTATCATATCTTTGTTGTGCAATTTTTTCTTCTTGTGTCATAGTTTCGTATATTATTGGCAAAATTAGTTGGTTTTTGCCGAAGTTATATTTTTAATTTTCCGCAAAAAAATAAAAACAGAATTTAATCTTTAGGATGCAACTTACAAGCATAATTACTTAATAAGTTTCTTTGATATTCTGTTAAATTATAACTTAAATTATTAACTTCATCATTAATTGTCATTCTAATAAGTGGTTTATCTGTTGGGTGATTTTTCTTTACTTCATCTGCAACGTTTTTAATCGTTTGTTTTGCTTGTTGATAGTTTGATATTGTTTTCATAAGATAATGTTTTAAAATGGTTAAAAATAGTGTCTATTAATGTATTTCTGTTTGTTTTAGTTTTATCGGGCGGAAAAAGATTAAAGTAAATTATTATTTTCAAATTCTAATAACAAACTATTCTCTTCGCTATCTGTTAAAACTAACATACCCTTAGTATAATAATTAAACAATTCAAATATTGTAGGTTTATAACCAAACTTTTCAACATAATTTTTTATAAATTTTTTCATAATGTTTTAATTTTTGTCAAAGATAATAAATAATTTTGAATTTCCGCAAAAAAAGATTATTTATTTTCATTATACCACTTTATAAACTCTACACAAGCATTGTAAACAGCTTCAATTTTAGTATTTCCATCTTCTGAAATTATATTATCATTTAATGAGACAGTAAAAATATGCTTCCCTAAATGATTTACAATTGCACTTTTACTGCCTAAGTTTTCAATCTTTTCTACTACTTCCATTAACCAATTCCAATCTGAATGATATGCTAAATCTTGCCAAACTTTATGAGGTTCGCCCATAAATTCTAAAATTAATTTGTTATTTTCTGTTGTATTCATAATTATAATATGTTTAAATTAAATTCCGCCGTAAAAAAGAATTAAAGGTTAAAATCTCTACAAAGAAAATAAATCTCATCTAAATTAATAATCTTATTGTCTATAATAAGATAAGAAATATCAAGGTATTCTTTATCTAATAGATAGTTTTTAATTTCTAAATTCTCAACTACTTGTTTTAAAATAGTGTCATCAAATTTATTAAAATCGTTATCTTGTCTTAAATGTGCTAAAAGTTTTGTTTTAATAGTTGTCATAGTGTTTATGTTTTTAGTGCCTTAAAACGGCTGTTATTAATGTCTATTCAATCTTTTTACTGTAAATAAATTCGGCGGGAAAAAATTAAAAAAGAAAGATTACTTAAAAGGATTGTGACCATTTTTATCAAAATAAGCTAATACACTAATCGATATAACAATTACAAAAAATATAAACATAGTAATATAAATAATCATAGTACAATATCTTTAACGTTAAACAAATTATATCCAAAATAAGGTTCGCAATCATAAGTTATAAAATTACCATTAGATAAAACTTTCTTTACTGTTGTTGATAAGATATTTAACCCTGTTTTTGTTGGCGAAGTTCCTGTATTAATTTTTACTTTTTGTCCTTCTGTTATCATAATTTTTACTTTTACCACCATACTAAAAAAAGAAACTGTATTTTTTATCTTTATATATCGGTGTTGTTATACTTGTTTTGTTGGTTTTTGAGCCTACTAACCTATGATTAAAATGGTTGTTGGGGGTTGTCCCACCCTTATGTTCCACGTGGAACATCTTAATAACTTTCTGAAAATGAATTACTTACTGATAAATTTAGTTTACGAAAACAATTTGCGTCGAACATATCTTCATCATATCCAACCAAACAAAGCCAAATACCATCCTCATCTTTTATTACTTGTTCTACCTCTACTATTTCGTTTATTTTAGGGTAGTGTTTACACATTTCTAATGTATCTGTGTAGTAAACATCTTCTCTTTTGCATATTAATAAATCTTTTGTTTTCATTTTCTTCTGTTTTTATTTTCTTTTTGCGGAATTTAGAAAGTTTTTTCGACGTTAAACATTGAATTTAATATTAATTCCTCTATTTTGGTTGCTTATTTCTATTGTTTTTGATACAATCCACCCCTTAATAAGTTTATCTTTGGTTTGATTTTCTCTTTTTTGATAGAATTTTGTTATAGTTGAGTAGTTGCACCCGATTAAATTAGCTATTTTGTTAGCTCCTTTACTATAATAAACTTGATTAGTGGTTAAATTTCTTGCAATAAATCCCATTGAATAGCTTTTTTATACGTTAAAACTTGATTATTGTACAAATGTATAAAATTTATTCCAACAAAACAAACTTCTTACTTTTATTTTTTAGTTCTGTCTTAACTTCTTTTGCCGACTTTCCGCAAAACTGCTTCAAGTACTTACTTGTTGTAACGGAATAATCAAATTTATTAGTTAGGTATGTTATACCTTTGTACTCTATTGCTATTGTACTTTCATAGCTTTGGAATACTTTGCCGTTGTTCATATTTATAACAACTTGGTTTCTTACTGCTTCCCCGCTTCTTGGACTTATTAAGGCTTCAACTGTTGGAATACCTTTCAATCTTTTTAATAGTGTTGTTGTTTTCATTTTTCTGTTGTTTTTAGTTTTTACGGCGGTTTTTAGTTGTTCAACTCTTTACGTTGTACCACTCTAGTTGAATAGCCCATTAGTCTGTATTCTTTTAAATCGTGGTTTAGTAGGCTTTGTTTTCTTTCTTTACCTGTTGTGCTTATATGCGGTATATTACTCCACTCTTTTGGTTCGCCTTATGAATTGGTTTCGTATTCGCTTACATCCTCCCAACCTTGCCCGTAATTCTGTTGTATTACTTTTAAGTAAGTGTATTTATTTGTTTTCATAGTTTTTAAATTATTGTCAAATGTAATAAATTTATTTTAATTTACAAAATCTTTTTTTATTTTTTTGCGCCGAAATACTATTTTTTAGCAACCAAATACAAAGGACTTAATCCCAAACTTAAACGCTTTATATCAACGGCTCTTTGAGCTTGTTTTATTGTTTCGTGTTGTCCGCAAAAGTATTGAGTGTTTTTATATGTAAACTGTCCTCTATACGGTTTTGTGTTTTTTCTTCCTGCTCTATCTTTATCGTCGTAATAGATGAATTTTGGGAGTTGTTCCATAACTTTTGTTTTTAGTTTTTTACGCCCGAATTTAAGAGTTATCAATAAATTTAAATTCTCTAATAGTTTTGTTTTGTCTGTCAGGACTTGTGTAAACCATTTTATAAACTTTATAACCCGCACAAGTGTAAGACCGTTGTAAACTTTCACTACCTCCCAAACGTCTAAAGAATTTAACTGTATCCTCATTAGTAATTAAATGATATTCTTTGTCTGTTATTGTTGTAACCTCAACACTTTCATTTTTATAGGTTGTTTTTGTGTTTGGGTTTTTAACTTGCTTTGTTGTTGTTAATTGAATTGTGTACATAATATATGTTTTTAAATTGATTGTAAAGATAGTAAATTTTTTCTTTTGTTGTATTCTTTTTTGCGGAAATTTTTATAATTTAACTTTTAATACTCCTATATTTTTACCTCTCAAAATGTATGTAGTGAATGCACCCTTACATACTTTTGTGTAGCTTACTTTTAACTTTGTAAGTTCGGTTTTTAATCTGTGACTACCTGCATTTAAAAGTACGGTTTTGGTTAATGTATCTTTTAAAGTGTCTGTATTTTCAAAGGTTATATTTTCTATACTCATTTTTTTTTAATTTTTTACGGCGGTTTTTAGTTTAATTTTCTATACGTGTTTAAGTTACCATAATATTGACTTACTTTAATACTGTCATCAACTTTTTTAAATAAATAATAATCAATTGGTTGATAACTTGGTATATGTTGCCACGCATAAACCTTATAAATTTGAGGGTAAAAATTACCACTACTAAATGATATTTGATACAAATTTGCTCCTATTTTTAGGTAAGTAAATGAAGTACCTATATTTATAAGATTGTGTAAAAATTTACTCGTTTTACCCTCCTTTGTTTCTAATACATTAAACTCAATTAGTTTAACTATATCGCTATTTTTTAACTCACTTAAACAAGGCTTCATATTATTATTTTTTAGTTAATAAATTAGTGAAAATTTCAATTTGTTTATTCCAATAATCAATTTCGTTTTGTTGTTTGTTTGCAATAGCATACTTTAAGAAACTTTGTGCCGTTTCTTTTGCTTCAATTACATTTTGTAATACTTTTGTTGCTGGTAGTACTTTCATAAGATTTTGTTTTATGTTTATTTTCGCCCGAAAAAAGTTAAAAAGAAACGGATTAATTTAAGTTATCAAAAGTAAATATTTCAGTTCTAATATTATAGATAGTTAGTAACTGCTTAAATAAGTCAAGCAAAGTAAAAGCGTATAAGTTGCCGCCTAAAAATAAGGCTTCATAATAGTTTGAATGTTTGTTAATTTTTAACATAGTGTTGCAAGGTTTTTACGAATTAATGTAATAGGTTTAAAGTTCCAAAACATTAATTCAAATTTATATACATTTTTTACGGCGGTTTTTGGTGCATTGTAAAGGTTGCAAAAGTTATTTATTGCTGTTTCTTTGTTGGTTGCATTAGTTTTCAAAAATAATGTACCTTTGTCGGATTGAGTTTCTAATAAGAAGTAATTCATAGCATTAGTATTTAAAAGATTAAGCGTAATAATTGCGCCGTAAAAAAGATTAAAAAGAACAGAATAAAAATTTGATTATAATTAACAGATAACCAAAAGCGAATGATTTTAAAAGTTGTTTTCATAATTATAGTGTTTTAATTAAATAAGTTTTATTAGTTTTAAATACTTTATAAATGGCGTAAGTTTGCAAAGTATCATTTTCAACTACATAACCAATGTTTTCAGCTTTTTTAGGTAGTTCTTTAAACGTTGTTAAAAATCCTATAACTGTATCAAAATTTATTGTTTCGATTGTAATTGCATTCATAATATATAAGATTAAATTAATATTCGTTGTTGTTATTTGATGGAGCAAACATACAACATAAAACCATTACAAAACAAATAAAACCTAATAAAATCGATTAACTGCATAAAAACATCGACAAACTACACAATCAATAAAGTAAATTCTTACAATAATGTAAGATAAAAACGGCACAAAAAAGATAAAAAAACGGCAAAATGTACATTATTATAAACAAAAACCTTATAAACGTACATAATAAAAAACATTTTTTCAAAACCAAACAAAAACTCGATTTTAGGCACGATAATTTTCGATTGATATAATTAGGTACGGGTAGGAGTAGAAATGAATTTTAGACTGACCGACTTGTATATTGGTCATACAGGAGAAATGTTCGTAAAATCATTTTTATTTAATAAAATATTACCCCCCGTAATTAAAAATCTTTTAACCATATATTTACAATTTTAAAAATACTACACCCACACAATAAAATAATTTTCCTCAACTAAAAAACACCACATTCCCACAAATAAAAAACCCTCCTTGGTATTAGGAGGGGGTTGGATAAGAAAGTATTATTGAGAATTACATGTTACTACAGGTTCATAAGTGTAATCTGATAGTCTATTAGAAGCAATGTTTAATTCAGAAATAATATTGTATGTTGTCTGTTGTAATAAATCTATTTCTTCTATTAGTCCTGATGGAGCTTTTATTGGATTTTCTTCTGTAGGTGTTTCATAGTCTCCTGTTATTTTTGATACTATATTTCTTTGTTGGTCTAATAAGTTTCTTAAACTGTTGTTTAGGTTTAGTTGGTTTTGTTTTAGTTGTTCTAAAGTCATAATTTTCTGTTTTTTAATTTTTTACGCGGCGAATTATAAGCTGTTTATAAACTCCTCAATTTCCTCATCTGATTTTCCACCAATAATGTTTCCGTAATCTGTGTGATATTTATTAAAGTCAATTGCTTTTTTAATATCTTCTAAACTATACTCTTTTTCCAGGAATCTTTCTGTGTCAGGTAAATCACATTTAAAATAATCATCTTCTTTGGCGTATTCATGCTCTAAAAGAAATCCTTCAAATTCCCAATATACCCTTAGAAACTTTTTTTGTCTATCTTACCCATGTAAAAGTCAAACATAGTTTTTCTTATTATGTTTGCTACACTTATTAGTTCTTCTTTGCTTCCGTAAGCCATTTCGATATATTTAGTAATTCAAATACTTGATTAAATTCTTCTTCTGTTTTTAATTCTTTTCCGTCGAAAATAGTGTCTTCCTCACCTAGGTTACTTCGCCACCAAATAACTGTTCCTTGACTATCACTTGCTATAAATAAACTTGAGTCATCGACTGTTCCCGCACTAATTCTTCTTTTCTTTGACTGAAAAACTTCATTTTCATTATCGTAAGTAAAGTATTTTCTTAAAAAACTGAATATCTCAGGAATAGACTTTATGTTCTTCCACACGTCAACAGAATCTCCGTCTAAAAAACTTTCAATAATAGTAAAGTTCTCTAGTTTATTATTCTCTCCTAATTCTTTTAAATCAATGTACCAATTAACAAACTCAATAACCTGTTTAGTATCCCATTTAGATTCTTTAAACAATTTGTCAAAAGCATTATCAATGTTTTTAATATTTTCTTGCTCCTCTTTAGTCAATTGATAAGGATTCTCTTTTTTTACTGATTTATTAAAATCTATTCTTGGATTACATTGGTGACAAGCTACTAAACCATGTCTTTTACAAACCGCTACTATCATAATTCGTGCATTATTTTTAATTCAGCTTCCACATTATACCAATACCCAAGTTCAACTGCTGTAAATTCACTATCATCCCAAGCAAGCAGGTTTTCTAAAGTGGTTGTTATTTGTTCTACTACTTTTAAACTTTTTTCGCCAAAAATTGAAGTTAATTCTTGAGCTTTATTTTTATAACTTTGTAACTCTTTTTCTATATGTGCCATTATATTAGTTCTTTTTCTTTTAAATATTCCACTGCCTCAACACACGAATAAAAAACAGCATTTAATCTTGAAGAGTTATACCATTCTTGATATTGTGTTCCTGCCCATTCTTTATTTATAATTATACAAGGGTCTAAATCTAATTCTATTGTTATCCAACATTTACCTGAAGATATTTCAACTTCAACACACTGAAAATTATAATTAGTTCCTCTACTGTCTTCCCAAGAATAAATTTTATCTTTTAAATCTAAACTTTCTAGTTTATCAACTACTTGCATAAGTGCATCCCAAGAAGTATTAAATGGTTTTGAAAATCCCATAAACTCTGAAAGTATTTTTACACCTTGTTTCTTATTCTGTATCATATTATTTTTAATCTCTTTAATTGCATAATACTGTTCTTTACAATCTGCGTCTGTTTCTAACCAATTCTCCATAAATTTATATTTTTCTCCATTAACTACAACTATTTCTTTTTTGCTTCCAACAATTACAACTACTACACATATTATCAGCGTCTTTGTCACTATAAATCAATTCTCCAAAACCACTAAATAATTCTCCATTAACCTCATCAAATCCTATCTGATTTGTAAATGACTGAATAAAGTGTTTGCCTTCTTTTGTTACTACTCCAAGTAATCTATTTCCCTTTACTTCTACTATATATTGTTTTACTATTTCCATAACTATTCCATTATTTTTTCTAAAAATATAACTTCTCCCCACACAGCTTCAAAATATTTATCGTGCATATACTTCCCATATTCTGTTAAAGGTTTAATACCACTTAAAAAATTTATTTGTCCTGGTAATAAATCTACAACAGGAATTCCAATCTCTAAAGATAATCCAAAAATATTTTGCTTCAACCAATCATATTCATAAATTTGACATAAGTCTGCGTCTCTTATTATTTTTTGATATGGACATAATTCTTCACTTGGTATAACATAGGGATATTGAGTGGCATCTATAATATGCTCCATAAAATCTGTATCTAAGGAGTTATATTCTAAAGAGTTTAAAAAGGAGACCATTCCCTCTTTAGCAATTCTTATATTTTCATCATCTTTAAATTTTCCTTGCGAATGATTATAATCGTGAAATAAACAAGCCACTAAAACATCTTCTACACAACCGCCTGCAAAACTATTATTAAAAGTTAAAGCATTATAAGCGTGTCTTGTAACAGTAAGTAAATGATTTAAATTGTGATAAGGAGCGTTATTTGCTGTGTTTGTTAAGATTATGTGTTTTAAAGCTTTTTGCGCTATTGGATAATCTTTAAGTATTTGTAATATTGTCATTTATTTGTTTTATTAAGTTGTTGTAGTGTTTTAATAAATCTTTTTTAAACTTTTTTCGCCCAATTTCAAGTTTGTCTGAATCTACATACATACTGTGACTTCCTAAAGAAGAGTACAATCTATCTTTTTTATAAAACTGTATTTTTTCTAACTCGTCAGTATAGAAACCAATATCTTCTACAAATGTTAATTCTGTATATTTCATAATAAATCTAATTTTTTAGCTCGTTTTAAAAGTGTTTTAATTTGCTTGTATACTTCTTTCCAATCATATCCTTTTTCTTGTAGTTCTTTTTTACATTCTTCTTTAAATTCTTTTTTGCCCGCCGAAATGAAGAAGGAAACATTGTCCCAAAATAAAGGTTTATCATCTAAACCCCCATTTGTAATTTGAATAAATCCATAGTTGTGTATAGGCTCATTTTCTAAATGTTTTGTCAAGTTACCTTTAACCGAGATATTTAATTCTATATCCTCTAAATAGAATTGTATGTTTGTGTTTATTTTATCTTTCATGTGTTAGCTAATTATATTAAATCTACAATATTTATCCCAATCAATCATTTTTCTTATTATTAAATTCTTTTCGCCGAAATAAAAAGTTCCTGTAAAAATGTATTTTAAAAAAGCTACTACATATAAAACAATCACACAAAATAAAAACGGAATAAATGTTATTCTTAATTTAGGTTTATTTTTAAGATAATCTCTAACATACAAACCATCATCACAAAGTTCATCAAAAAATTCTCTATATCTGTAATCTATTTCTTGAACTCCAAATCGTTTTTTAAATTTAGTTTGAAGCTCATAGCTGTATACTTGTTTTACTTTACTTATTAACATCTGTCCAAATTATTTCATTATTATTAAACTTGTAACCACTTCTACACTCATTATCATCCATCCACTCAAAGTAAGGAAGTTTTACCAATTTTATTTCTTCTTGTGTCATGGTTTCTTTAGCTTTTACTATATTATGGAACATTACAAGGAAGTCTGTTGTAAATCTATCGTAGTTTTCTAAAGTTAATACCTTAAACATATCGTTCATGTTTCTTATTTTATGTTTCTTCATATACATACATTTCTTAGTGAATTCTAAACTTTGTTCTTTTACTATTGTTTTATATAACTCTAACTCTTCTTCTGCAATCCAAATTTTATTTTTCACAAGCTGTTTATTAATTCTTCTTTTGTGGCAAAAATATCTGACTCCTCAACTGTATCATCTAACAAATATTGAGCGTCAATAAATTTTGGAAAAGTATAATATACTTCTTGTTCACCTTTTTTAGCATCATAGCTGAATTCTATTTTAAAAGGTTTATCTTTTCTTGGTTTGTTAGCATACATAAACCAAACATCTTGATTTATGTTGTACTTAGTTTCTATTTTCATATTTTTCTAAAGCTTGTTTAAATTCTTTTTCCGCCCACTCAGCTCTCTGTTTCAATTCTTCTAAATGTTTTTCCTCTGCTTCTTTTCTTTCTTCAGGCGATAAAATAAAACGAGCCAAAGAAATATTAACAGATTGATTAGAAAGGCAGAAGTCATACCACACAAACAACTGCTCTTTACTTATACCTAACTCATAACATTTTAAAACTGTATTAAAGTCAAACCAATAATCAGCAAAACTAAAAATTGTTCCTGTATCATCAGCTACCCAATCAAAATAAACTTGCTCATCTTCCTCTATTTCAAAATAATCTCTAATCCAATTCTCTGTTATTTCATTAGTTAGATTTTTCCATTTTGAAATGTTATCTCTAGTATCTATATTCATCCTTCATACACATTTACAATTATATTATTTTCTATTTCTAAGTTTAATCTGTCAGTTATAAAGTCACAGGTCACTATCATTCCTTTACCATCTATTTTAACTATTCTATAAATTTTATCTTTTAATTCTTTTTCGGCGGAATTTATTGTTTGCCCTATAAGTCTTTCTGTAATATCCATTTCTTTGCTATAAATAAGTTTAAACCTGCTTCTTGTTTCGTAACATCTTCTAAAAATCCCTCTTCATCATCGCTACTACAAAAAATTGTTAATTTTACATCTGAAGGTATAGGGTTAATTTCTTCACCATTTATGTAAATATTTGTAAATCTCGGTAGGCTGTTATATAATTCCTCTATCTCCATTGTTTTCTATATTGGTTTTTTATTGCTTCTATCATCCAAGGTAGTAATTCATACTGCTCCATTAAACTTTTTTTTTATAAAAGTACCATCAGGACTCCAAACCAAATCTCTTCTGTTTAAAAAAGAATATATGTCAATATAAGGAAAATTGTAATCTGTTAACCCCTCCACCCACTGCTTTATTTGAAAATTTATAGATTCCTTACACTTAAAAATCTGTTGTAGTAATTCAGGTTCATAAGTTGATACTAATTTACCCTGACTATCATATAAATAGAAAGCTTCTTTTGCTGAGTATTTATTTCCTGTTTCAATCTTTTTTGTTGGTGAACCTGAAAAAATAAAAATATCTTTATATTTCAAGTACCAATTATAATCCCTTTCAAAGTTTTTACTGAATTTCATTATTTTATAAACTCTTTTAAATCTACTGCATTTAAGATGCTGTTTTTGTCTACTTTTAAAGAACCACCTAAATCTAACCAATATTCATCGTATTGTTCGTATCCGTCTTCAACTATTTTGGCTTTTTCCGCCACAATTTCAAGCAGTTCTTTGCATTTAATTCTAGTATATTCATGCATACAATCTATTATCTGGTCTTCCGTTAGATTGTTTATTACATCTATAAAAGAATAACCCTCATTACCCTCCATTATTATTTCTCTTGCTGTCATAATTAACTTTTATTTATTTTCCAAATTATAAATCTCTATAAACACTTCATCTTTAAATATACCATAAACATAAGTACCTCTATACTTCAAATAAAGTCTATTTCTTTCTGTTGGTGTTAAATTATAAAACCATTCTTTTTCTTTAATTTCCATATTTTTTGTTTTGCGCCAAATAAAACTACACCCGACAGCTAAAATCTAATTTAAGCATATTTACAGCCATTCTAAGACATTATTTTATATTTTTGGTAGTCTTATATAGTTTGATATATTTTAAGGCTTTAAAACGATTGTTTTATGAATTTGTTCTACAACCCACCCTAATAAATAAGCCAAAGTTTCGTCATCATCTCTATTATATTTGGCATCAATACCTTGAAAAACATAACTACACACATGTAAAGCTTCATGCGCTATAATAGATGGGGTTACATCTGACCTAAAAACAGCAATTATAGAATCGTCGTCTAATATTGTAATACCAGCAAAATCTACACTACCCTTTAAATTATATTGTTTATGTATAGTGTCAAAATCATCTGTCTGTATAATTGTTAGATTTTGAAAATATAAAGGAATTTTTATTTTCTTTTTAATCATAAATCAATCTTTCTATTATTTCTCGTTTATCAAATGAATTGTGAATAATCATTAAATCACCGTTTTCTAAATTTTCTAATGTTGGTAAGCAAGTGCAGGTTGATTTTTCTATATGCTCTTTAGAATCATTTATTGGTAATATATGCCAAATACTCATTTTAAAATTTTCTTTCTTTTTCCATTCTTCTTAAACACTCTGAAGGTGTTTCTCCTTTCTTAATTGTATAAGAGCAACCTATACAACCTCCTTTCCAACTACCACTTCTTTCACCAACTTCATCGCTGAATTCAACTTCTATTGAATGATTGCATTTTGAAAGTAAGTTAAACCAACGCCTCCAATATCTTTTTTCTTGATGAATAGTTGCTGTTCTTTTTTGTTTTTCTCCCGATTTTAAAGTGTATGTGTAAGGATGTGTTTCTAAAATAATTTCATTTTTCCACTTATCTTTATCCCAAAAATCATCTCCTTTTTCTTCTTTGCGCCAACCTGATTTGTGTAATACCTCCCTTTTCCAAAATTTAAAAGTCCATGGAAAATCAAAAGATTTTAAACCTCTAACCCAAAACTGATTTGGAAAGCCACTATCACAATGATAGAATGTAATTCCGTAACTCTTAGACTCTGCTGTATTATTTCTGCCTGTATCAAAAGGTAAGTTAATATATAAACTTCCCCAGCTATAAAAGCACAATAATAGAGATAAAGGTAATAACCATAAACTAATAAATGGTAAAGCTAAACTAATTAATGTTGTTATATTAGTATTTATCTGTGGTCTTGGGTCAAAATAACCATTACTATCGTATACTAATTCAAATCCTGTACCTTTATCTCTTTTTGGATAAAAACTAACCCATTTTTTATAATCTTCTGTGTCTTTCTCTGTAAAATTAAATTTAATCATTGTGTAAAAATATTAGTTGTAAATTTATCTATAGTTGAAATTCCAAAAAGTTTCCAATTAGGATTTTCTAAATTTTCTTTATGTTTTGGGCTTTGTAACCAAGCATTTAAAACTGCTTCTGCTGTTGATAAGTTGTAAGCGATATTCTCACCCACTGACTTTACTTCTAAACTATCAATTATTTCCTGTTCTCTAATTGAGAAGTAGTCGTGACTTGCTTTATTATTTTCAAACATATATCTGCTGTGTTCTTCGCATTTTGTAGATATATAATCATTTTTTAATAATTGAGATAGTCCTAGACTTGCTCTGTGCTTATTTACTAAATCTAAAATATCTATTTCAAACTTAGAGTAGTTATATTGTACGTCTGTGTTTTCTTTTATAACATCTTTTCTATCTTTTTTCGAGCCAAAAACATTTAAAAAGATAAAAACTGCTATACTAACTGCTAAAATTATTCCTATAATCATAATACTCATCTAATATTTTACTATATTTTTCACTTAAATTAAAAATCTTTTTTATTCTTTCTTTTCCACCTTTTTCTAAAGGTAAATAACTATTTCCACCACCTAAAGAATACCCTAACTGCAAATCTTTTTTAAAAGCATCTCCTAACTCAAAGATTTTTTTATTATTTACTCCTATAAAATGGTCTTCATTAGTTAAAATAATAAACCTATGCCCCTCTAACCAAAGGTTTAGTAAGTGCGTTAAGCAGTTATTCATCACTTCACAATTTGTTTTCCAATTAAAACTCCTCCAATAAAAGCGGCAGGTGGTACAATATATTTTAAAATAAAAGTTTTGGTTTTTAATTGCTTTAATTCTTTCTCTATTTTTTTAGTTATTTCCTGAGATGTGTCTAAAGCTTCTTGAGTTTTCTTTGTTTCTATTTCTTTTGCGGCGATTTCAAGGTCTTTACTTAAAATAGTTTTATCTTTATTACCTATTTCAGAGTCTTTATTTTCAATAATTTTATGTAAATCTCCTAAATCTTGCACCATAGCATCTTTATCTATAAGTTCTTCCACTACATTGTTAGGAATATTCTCTTTTAGATTAACTGATGTAGGTGTAGCCTCAATAGATTTTGTTTCATAACGTTTAGCCAAGAATTCAGCAGACTGCTTAAAAGAATATTTTTTCACTTCTTGTTTTTTCTTAGCTGTTTGTTTTGCATTGTAGTTTATTCTTTGCATTAAAGCTAAATTTGTTTTTTGAAGTTGTAAATTTTCTAAGTCTCTTTTTTTATTTTCCGCCGAAATAGAATCAAATAAAAATTCATTTCTAATTTTTTGTGTTTTTAGTCCATCGACTTGTTTTCTAAGTTGCTGTTTTAATTGTACAGCCTCTCCTGCTAACTCATGTTGTCTGTTATTTGAACAGTTGTAAACTGAAAGTAGTAGTATTAGTAATCCTGCTATAATAATTTCTCTTGTGTATTTCATAATTTTTGTTATTTTTGAATTTTGTTCTTTTCTTCTGCAAATATAAAACTAATTTTTCAAACCACCAAATAAAAACTAAAAAATTTTACATAAAAACAAAAAAAGAGGCTTTTACACCTCTTTTAGTTCGCAAATGACGTATCTTTCGTCAATAATCATTAATTTCTCTCCCTCTATTGTTTTTTTCTTAGACCTTTCTTCATCAAAGAATACTGTTTCGCCCACAGTATAGAGTTTAGTTTCATTTCCTATGTACTTGACTACTGCTTTAATTTCTTTAGCTGAAGAACCTAAATCTACTCCTCCTAATTTTTCAGGTTCTAAAACTACAACTTCTGTTTGTTTAAATATTGGTTTCATTTTAACGTTTTGTGGCTTTGCAATGGTGTGGGCAAATAAGCACCAAAGATAGCCGATTATTATTAATTTTTATTTTCGCCCGAAATTTTACAAATATTACTAAAGCCACACTATTGCAAAACCGCTGTTAGCAAATCGGCTTTATTTTTTCTTTTTTATAGGAAACTCACTTTCGATTTTTACTTTAAGTCTTCTCTTTTCCTTTTTGTGTTTTTTCTTTAGCTTTTTAAGTTTATAAGACTTGTATTCATAATTTTTTTCAACTTCTTTTGGTTTTGAAGATTCATACATCCAAATTCCAAGTGGTAAAACAACTAAACCAAAAATAATTTTAGAAAATGCTTCTGATTTATATTCTGTTGCTAAACCTAGAAAACCGATTATAAGATTTAATATTCCAATTATTATAAAGAAAACTCCAAATCCTCTTTTCATTGCGTTTATATTTTGTTTGTGGCTAACTTACAAAATTTTTATTATATTTGGTTTTCACTTTAAATAATTTTATTATGACAGAAGACCAAGCACAAACTATGATTGACTTATTACAAGAAATAAGTACTAAACTCTCTGATATGTCCGCAAAACTAGCATCTGATTATGGTGCAGATAATGTTTGTGATAAATTAGATGAAGTTGTGACTAAGTTGGGATATATTGATACTAATACTTCTAAATAATCTTATATGTATCTGTAACTTTATCTTCCAAAAGTCTGATGATTTGTTTATACTGTCTTAAAGTTAAACCTTTTAGGATTTTTAAAATTTCCTCTGTTTTTTTTTCAACTGTTTCCATTTTTTTAATTTTTTATTTATGTCTATTTTTAAAAGTGATAATCCTAACTACGATAATTTATATATTGATGTTCTTAAAATTGGAAGAAAGACGGCTAAAGATGGCTTGTCTTACAACACATTAAAAGAAGAATTAATAAAGAAAAATTATGATTTTAGTTGTGATTGTATTGAGTTAGCGATTAAGCAGTGGTTTTATGATAATTTTCATCATAAAGGTTCAGATAAAAAGCTTGTAAGTTTTGATGATTTTGAAAATCATTTAACTTGTAATTTTATTATGAAAGGAGATGCTTGTCTTAAACTTATAGATTATGAAAATTCAAAAAGAAATATCTTGATTGCTTTCATTTCTATGTTTTTGGCAATTCTATCTATTTTATTTTCAATCTATTCAACAACTGATAAAAGTTCTGCTTCAACTGAAAAAAAAGAGATTTGTCAGTAGGTTTTTTTGACCACTTAGAACACTCTATTCTATCCTTATTACAACATTCAAAGTTCATTTATGTTTAGTTTTTTCTAATCGTCAATTTTAAGCTAAGCTTGCTACTAACGTTAAGGCTTACATTAGTAGCGGATTAAGTAAGCCTAATTATTAATTTTTTTACTGTTGTTTTATCTTTTACTGCCGATTACAAAAATTTACTATCACCGCTATTGATGTAAACCATTGTTATAATGCAAAGATACAACTTTTATTTTAAATGCACAAATATTTTTATAAAGTTGTTATAATTTTTGTGTTAATTAATAAACTTGAAATGGATTTAGCGTTTTCCAAAGCCACCCTCAAAGATTTTGTAGAATCAATAATTCCTGATTTCTCTGCTGTTGTAATTCTACGTTCTTTGATGTCATATAAATCTCCATAGTTATTAAGTCTATTCCACCAATTCCATTTAACTTCACCATTTCTTAAAATTTGTAGAAAAGGTTCTTTTAAAGAATCTAATAAAACATTATACCCAACTTTTTCTCCTGATTTTAATTTTTTAGGTGCTTTTAATTTATTTGAAATATGATAGAATGTACTTCCACCGCCTGCTACATAACCCTCTTCTAAAGCCGATTTAATAGCACATTTAGCATCATCATATCTGTCATATTTTTCATCTCTCTCTGCATCTGTAATACCGCCTACATAGATAGTTGAAACACCATTCTCAAAGTTAGCAATTCTTTTCTTTAAAAACTCTTCATCATCTGTTTCTTGTTCTTTCAATGAAAGTAGTTTTTTTTGCGAAGCCTCATTAAGTTCATCTTGAATTACAAAGGTAGTGTCTTTTGATACTATCACTTTTTTAGCTGTTCCTACTACAAAGTTTTCTGAAACTCCTGGAATGTAAACCTCTGCCCCTGTATAAACTGCTAAATCTTGTAATAAATCTTTTCTGTTTTGTCCGAAGTCAGGTGTTTTAACTAAGCATAAACTTCTGATTTTATTCAAATGTGTATAAACACAACTGTTAACAACATCTTCTGAAAAATCTTCGGCAATAACTAAAATAGGCGTTTTAATCTGCCCAATCAACTGCTCTAAAGGAGCAATATTAGTAGTTCCAAAAGGAGTTTCGCAAACAATCACAGTTACATCTTGCTCGTCGAAAACTAAACTCTCGTTATTTGTAACCATAAAAGGACTCATATATCCTTTTTCAAGTTTCATACCTTTAATACTTTTGAAAGTTGTTGTAGGAGAATCTGCCTTTACAATATCTACAATTCCACCATCTCCAACTTCACTATAAGCTTTAATAAGCATATTTGCAATTTCTTTATCTCCGTTAGCGGAAATAGTTGCAATATTCACTAAATCTTCTTTGGTTACAACATTTGACAACTTTTTTAATTCTTTAACAACATCTTTAAAAGCAAGTTCAATTCCATTTCTTAATTCAACTGTTGATGCTTTTGCTTTAAGACCTTTATTTAAAAGTGCTTGTGCTAAAACTAAGGCTGTTGTAGTGTTATCGCCTGCCTCTGTTAAAGTTTTTACAGCCACTTGTTTAGCGGCATTAGCTCCAACCTGTTTTTGCTTTATAATAGCTCTTTCTTCCGCCGTACTATTAACATCTTCATAAAAGAAAATAGATTTTACAACTGATACACCATCTTTAGTGTATGTTAACATACCCATTTGCTTCTCTAAAACTGCTAATTTACCTTCAGCTCCTAAAGTTAATTTTGCTGAATTGCAGGCGTGATTGAATCCATAAAGTAAGTGTTCGTTATTCAGTGTAGTCATCTTCTGTTTCTATGTTTAAGTCAAAAGCGTCCGACTCTAATTTTAATTGTTCTTCTTTAAATCTTTTTTTATCTTGTTCCCAAACACCTGTCATTCCATCAAATAAAACATACAAGTCTTCGTTCTCTAACAAGGTCTCATACAATTTTTTATAACTCATTCTTTAAATCGTTTAAAATATTATTGTAGACTGTGGGGTCAAGTCTATCCAACCCCACTTTCAAATCTACATATCTTGTTTTCTTATTCACCGTAACTTTCAGAGAGATTTTGTCTCTATAAGTTTCAAACCCTACAAAAGATGCTCCAAGTTCTTTTTTTAGGTGGTTGTGCCACACATTATGAAAGTTTAACTTCATCTCTTACTTCGTATTTGTTAATAGCTTTTCCTGAAATTACATTTTCCTGATGAACTTGAAGTAAGTTAAATTTTAAATCTAAACAACTTGCTCCTACAACTGTTAAGGCTGTTTGTACATCTTGGCTGAAAAACGTTTTTGCGTCGTGGTCTTTATATTCAATTTTATCTTTAGCTTTTGCTTGCGGAAAAGTATTTAAAAGAACGTTTTTAGTTTCTTGTTGCTCTACAATAGTTAGAGTTTCCATAAGTGCTTCAAACAATTCTGAACTAATTTCAATTTTAGTTCCTTTTTCGTAAGTGTAATCTGCTAGGTTAATTGGTTTTTTTTCTGTTTCTGACATTGGTTTTGTATTATTATAAGTTACTGATAATCAAGCATTTACTAAAATGGTAAATTGTCTATATCAGGATTATTAGGGATATAGTTTGTAGCAGGTGCAAATGCTTCTGCTGGACTACCTTTAGGAATTGCATTTTTTGGTATTTCTGTTTTTGGTGCAGATATACTAGGTTTAAAATGTGCTACGAAAGAATCATAAAGAAAATCAATTCTTTCGTCTCTACTTGTAGTCATTTTACCTTGCACTTTTACTTGTGCTGTATCAGGTAACTCTGATTTTGGGTCAGTTCTCTTATCTTTCCACTTTGGCTCTACTTTATTACCATCCACTTTTACAGATACTCCTGAAGTATAAAATGTTTTTGATTGTCCATCTATCTCCGCTGAATTTGGAATTGAGTAAGGAAAGAAAGTCATTGTATTAGATGTTTCAGTATTTAGTAACCTGTTTAGAAGATTTTCACTGTATTTTGAATAAAATTTCAACTGCAAAATACTTTCATCTCCATCTTTATCAAGAATAGTAAGATTTAAGTTTGTACCATTATCATTCTCAAATTTTTCTTGAGCTACAATATTTCCTGTTAAGCTGTCATAGAAAACTACATAAGGATAATCTCCTTTTGCCTTATCTACATATTTTTTTCTTAAATCAATTTGTTCAACAGCCTGTGTTTTTGATTTTAAATCAGCTTCTGTAATTTCTGTGTAATCTTGTGGAATTTCTTTCACTCTTGTTGATAGTTTTCCATAACTAACCCCATAATAGTTTTTTCTTCCGCTTCCTTGTTGCATTGTTTCTGCCGCCATTTCTACTTTTGTTTTATTTAATTTGTTATTTATCTTACAAAGATACTCATATTTTAAGCACTCTGCAAATATTTTATGTTAAAGTTTTGTTAATTTTCAGGTCTGTCTAAAATTTCTTGTAAGTTTACAACTTTCTTTCCTTGTAATTTGTATTTAATTCGGCGAAAAAAGTTAAAAAACAGTATTTTATTTCTCTTAAACCAACCCATAGTAATATACTCAATATAAGAGTCAATCTCAAAAGTTTCTTCAACTACGTGATATTGAATACCACTCTTGGTATAAATTAAAGTTCCGTGGTCAGAAGATTCAACATAACTGTCAATATTTTTTAAAGGTATTGATAAATCTAAGGCTATCTCTTGTAAATGTTCTTCTTTTAAATGAATCATTCCGTCTTCATCTAAACTCGGCTCATCGTCTTCTGCATCGTCAGGTGGTACTAATCCTTGTTCACGAAACCACTCTTTTGAAAGTTTATTAGGGTCTTTATCTTTTTTAGTTGGTTTCATAGCTTTATCGATTAAAGCTTCACCCTCTTCATTTGGTACTGTTGATATTGCTGTTAAATTTAGTATCTGCATTAATTATTATTTTTAAGTTCGTTTTCTTCTATCCACAATTGAAGTTCTGCTAAGGCATTCCAAGCAATATGGTATTGATGTGGTAATTTGCTTTCTAAGTCACTACCTTGTTCTAATCTATGGCGTAATCCAGCATCTGCGTATGTCTTACTTCCTCCTTCAACTCTTGTATAATTTAGATAATCAAAATCGGTTTCTTTATACTTTTCGTGCCCATATTCTGAGCATTTTGCAATTGCCTCCAAAGCTTTAGGAAATTGTTTAAATAAAAGTGAAATCTGAGGTTTATTTTTATTTGTTTTTTTACCTAATTCTGTATCTTCTGTAAATACTAAATCTTCTTTCATAGGTGTATTAGCTTTTAAACTAGTGCTGTGACCTTTAGTTTCTTCTGTTTTAATTTCTTTTGCGGAAGAACTATTATTAAAAAGATGCATAATATCAGAAATAGTCGTCTCTTCAAGTTTATTTATGTCACTATCTGAAAAAGTTATTTCAAGTTTATTCCAATTTGAGGCAGGCTTAGTTAAAACAGCTTGGTAATAAGTTTGATACGATAAAGTATTTTCTTTTCCCATCGGATTTGTCTGTTCTAAAACTTCATCTAAAAAGTGTGAAGAAACTGTTCTTTGTGGTGGTTTATTTATACCTTCTAAATCTCCAACTATTTTTGGTTCTAATTCTAATAATCCAAATCTTTTAATTTTATCAGCATGTAAAGTTGTAACATAATCAGGAGTCCACTTTTCGCCGCACTTCATTAAAGGGCTTTGCCCGCCAAAAACATTAAAAAACAGATTTTCTTCATCAGCTAAAACAAAAGCTAACTCACTAATAAGTTCTAAATTAAGATTAGTATTTCTTTTTAGTTGTTCTATATGTTCTGCTAACTTTTCTTTTGTAGTTAAGCTGTATTTGTTTAAGTATTCTTTAATTTGTGTTTCTGTCATTACTTTGTTAGTTTATAATACATTGATTTTATTTGTGATGGTGTTCTCACAAAACCATTTTCTAACATCATACTAGAAATATAATCAAACATATCGTCGTTTCTTTCGTGGTCTGATGCCTCTGCAAAGTTTAGCATTTTTTGTTTTTCTTCTTCTGTCCAATTCATAATTTTATTTATTTTTAGTTTATTTTTGCGCAAAAAAGATAAAAACAGAAATCTTTTGGTTATACTTCCAATTATTTATGTGCTGACTAACACTGCTTTCTTATTTCTTCTGCAAATATACATATTATATTTTAATTGTGCAAGTTTTTATTTAAAAATTTTCTATAATTATTATCAATTTCTTGTACTAACCTACCTCTCATTTGAAATTCCTCTCCAAGTTCCTCAACAGCAACACCTTTTATATCTTTTACAATTTTGATAAAATCTAATATACCTGATTTATTACCAATATCACTTTGATTGGGGTCAGAATTTATATATAGTTTAGAACCTTCAGATAAACGAGTACTAATCAAAATTAATTCTCTAAGTTCGCAGTTTTGCGCCTCCGATAATATAATACAAACATTTCCTTTATCATTTCCACCAAAAGACTTCCCTCTTGCAAATCCAGGATACTCAAATCTTACTTTCTTTTTTAATCTTTCATATACAGCGGGTTTTAACATACTTTTCATTTGGTCATAAAATATCTCAAGGTATGGAGCTTCCTTAGTTGTCTCATCCCCAGGAAGATAGCCTAATTTAGAACTAGTAGCTTCTAAAATTGTTCGCATAAAAATAACTTCTTCAAACTCTTTACTAATTAATCCTGACATAGCTCTATAGATTTGCATAAAGTCTTTTCCATTTCCCGCACCACCTAAGAGTACAACTATGTCATTTTCTCTGTGTAAGTTTACAATTGGTTTTTGTATATCCTTTAATTGCAATCTAAAATTGTCTGAATTTCTTGTGCTAATAGATTCTGTATTTGATGAAGTTAGAGTTTTATCTACTACTTTAGATGGTTTTCTAGACTCTCTTTTTGGTTTATTTTGCATTGGCATAAAATTTTTCTGTTTTTATTTTAAATATTTACATGTTTTTAAAATTATGAGTACCATACTTTAAAAATTTTTTATAGAAAGCCATACCTTTTTTCTTTTTATCTGTAAGTGTGCTGTTATTTATAAAAAAGACTTCCTCTTCTGTAAATACATCTGAAAGTACTATGTTTTTACCCAACTCGAAGAAGTTTTCAAAATCTAAAACTACATTTAAAAACATAAAAGGTGTATGATTCGTATTGTAGCCATTTAATTGGTCTTTTAATATATTTTTACTTATACCTGTTAGTTTACTTAGCTCTGCTATTCCATATATTATATCTCCTGTTGAGGTATCTATTATAATTTTAGAATTAACGTTGTCTTTTCCTACCTTATTAAACATAGGATTTTTATCTCCTAATTTTCCATTCGCTATATTTTTTCTACCTTCTTCATTTATAACTCTGCCTTTGTGAGAATTACTCATTTTTTGTTTAGTTTCATCAGACGCTTTTCTTCCTAAATTTGAATTTAATAATATTTGCCTTTGTTTATCTGACATTTTTCTACCTTTTAAGGGGTGTATATATTCAGGGTTTGCAAACATCTCTTTTAAAAAATTACTGTGATTTTCACCCCACTCTTTTGGTCTTTTTACTCCATACATAGGATTACTTTCACCTTTCATACGTTCAGACCTTTTTTGTAAAATTTCATCAGATAAAACTCTTCTTTGTTCACCACATTCTTGTAAAATACAATTTAACCCCCCATTTAAAACATCATAAAAATCTTGCCAATATCTTTCTCTACAATTTAATTCTTCTACTTCACAGTACTCTATAATTTCAAAAGTGTGAGCCTCCTAACCATATTTTTTAATGGAATTGTATATTTTAGTTTGAGATTGTATTTTATTATATAAATTTTTATACTCATTTTTTCTCCTTTTAATAGCTTCACTTTGTCCTATGTATACTCTACCTGAAGGGCTTGTAATTTTATAAATTCCTGATTTCATTTAATCCTCAAAATCTTGTTTAAATATTTTACCGAGAACATTCCCATTATAACAATTAGCTTGCCCAAAGCAATCACATAAAATATACTTAGTTTCCCAAGCTGTCATTTGTTTTCTTTGTCGGCAAAATCTAAGAATTACTTTTCTTATTATATCACCATCTTTAATATGTTGGTTAAGTTCTTGACAACTGCCTGTATAAGTTTTCCAAGTAGTGTTTGCTTTAACTATCTTGTAAGTTTTTCTTTTATTTTCAGGTAGTAATTTTTCAGAAGGTGTTAATTTCTTTTTTGAATAACTATAAAAAGATTTCCTACCAATATAAAACATATTTTTAGTATCGTTGTATATACAGTAAATAAATCCCTCAAATCCTTCAGGAGGTGCTGTTATCTCAGAACCGTTATAAGTCCAGTTAACTTTATTCTTCTTTATTGCCATATAATTCCTCTATATCTTTTACTAATTTTTCTGCAACTTTATTTGCAGATTTTTCATCAAACTCTCCTTGTGGTGTCATATACCAACACATAGAGGCTGACCCCACTGCTGTATAAACTAGTTCTTTTAATTTATTTTCCATTCTTTTCTAAAGTTTTAGTAATTAAATATGTTGATGCAAAAATACAAGCCATTAAAAATACATGTACTTCTAATTTCCAAAAATAATCCATCATACATATAATGAAAAGTATAAATGCTGTTGTTGAGTTTTTCATTTTTCGAGAAAAAGATTAAACAGAAACTACTAAAGTCCAATAATTATCTATTCCAGGTGGAAAACGTTCACCTTTGGTCAATGCAATATACTCCTTACCTGATAACCAAATACCACTTAAAGGAGCTTTAGTTCCTGTTTTACAAATTACTTTTTCTGCTGTTAATTGTAATAATCTTAATAATAATTTTTTCATGTTTATTCTGTTTCTTTTTTAGTTTTCTCTGAAATTTCTAATTTTAAATCTTCTAATAATTCAGGATTATCAAACAACATAGGAACTAAATTATCAATACCTTGTACTAATGTAGTGCCTTTATATGTAACCCAACTTCCTTTCATTTCTAAAATACCCAGTCTTTTAGCTGAAGAAGCTACATCTGCTTCAATAGTATACCCCATTCCATAAGTAAATTCAACAGATACTTCTCTATTTACAATCCCAACTTTATTTTTAGTACATTTAATACGTACCATATTCCCTTCAACTACTTTATCTTTATTACCTAAAGTGCCTTTTTCATCTTTTTCTTTTTTAGAGGATTTAAAAAGTTCTAAAGTCATTGAACTATTATGATGTAGACTTTTCCCACCTGGAATAACTGTATCGGGGCTATATTTGTTAGCTTTATCCATGTTATCTCTCACTTGTGATAAAATAATAAGAGTTGTGTTATACTGATTACAAAGCCCTATTAAAATCGGTAATTGAGAAGATAACACGTTTGCACGGTTAGCCATTGTTTTTTCTCCTGCTGTTTTTTGTAGTTGTTCTCCGCTAGCACTGTTATTTATAGAATCAATTATAATTACATCATAGTTAGGAATTTGTTGTCTTATAACATCACACATTAATTCTGTTGTTTCAGGAATAAAGTGGTCAAATTTAGCAGGGTCTGCCCCTAAACTTATAATATAATCTGTTGTTAATGTTGCTTCTGTATCTGCGTATAGTATTTTTTCTCCTATTTCTTGTGCTATTTGTATTGTAAGTGAACTTTTACCTGCACTAGGCTCTCCTGCAATAAGTATTTCTCTTCCACGAGGTACACCACCGTCAGTTACCCAATCAATAGAGGGTCTACCTGTTAAAACTTTTTCGGGAAATCTTGGATTTTTATCTAAATTAACTATAGCTCCACGAGCATATAAGAATTCTACTTTTTCAAATGCACCATCAACTGATTTTTTTTCTTTTGCCATTTTATTTAAATTATTTTTGAAAAGCACTCTCTGCGCCCATTAAAATTTATTCTAGGTATATATTTATAATTTTTATGTATTTTTTTAGCTTCTAACTCAAAAAGACAAGCGTCTTTTGCTGTGTTTAAAATATACTCTTTTATAAGCTCCCAACTATAAGGCATTACTTTGTTTTTTGATTTTCCTTTCATTCTCTTCATAACAGTAGTAAATGTCTTACCTATTTTATAAAATTCCTCTTCCTCGTTCCAACACCTTATTACGTAAACTTTAAATGAATCAAAATTTTTTGAATTATTAGCTTGTTTTTCCCATCTACTATGTTCCCAACCACCATTCTTTTTTACTTCTTCTTTAAGTAAATTATTCCCACATTTAGGGCAACCTCTAGACTGGATTAAATTATTAAATTGCACTTCTACAAATCCATGAATACTACAACCTATTATTATATTATCTCTTGACTTTGTATAGTTAACTTTTGATAAATCAAATACATCTCCATGAACTTCGATTATTTTATTTTTAGCAAATTCATTTTTATCTACTGCTGACTCTATTGTAAATTTTAATCCACTTAATAAATGACTAGCTCTCACTTTTACATCACCATATTTAGTACCTAATAACATTTTATCTTTACATGTTTTGTACTCATCTTTAACTATAAAATCTTTAGCTCTATAAAATTCATTATTTTTATACAGGTCTTCTAAAAATTGATTATGATTTTTTTGATTATATCTCATCATTTGGTTAATTGTGCAATACGTCCTGAAATACTGTTTAAAATCTGTTGAGTTGCTAAAACTACTAATCTTGCTCTTTCTTTTTGTTTAAATGCGTGAGCACAATCATCATCTACTTTTTTTGAATCCAATCTTGCTTTTCTTTCTGAATCTGCAACATTATAATGTTTACCTGTTCTTTCATCTATTTCATTTCTATAATATTCTTCTTTTTCTGCATAAAATCTTTTTCTTGCAAAATCGTTTGATTCTGCATTTGCAATTGTCATAGAAACAGAATCACTTAAATAGAATAATGTAAGTGCAATATTTTCACGTAAATCTTGTAAACCTTTTAAATCTAAAGTATTTCTTTCTTTATTAAATTTATCTATTAATTCTGTTAATTTATAAAATGGATGCGTTTCACTCATTATTTCTAAACTTATTTATTACTTCTATATAATCGTTTTTATAAAATATCTTTATTTCTTTACTTTTTTCGCGCAAAAAATCTAAAACATCAAAACCATATTCTTCAATCAAAAACTGTTCGTACTCTTTATGATGTTTTGATTTATAACCATCAACTTGAACTTGTGCATCAAATGTATTAGAAACAGCAGAAATTAAATGTACATTTCTTAAATCATATCTTAAACTCATTATACCTCTATCAATAAAATGAGCTACATGCATTTGGTCTTTATGATAGGTTCTTTTTTTTATAGGACACCATAAATAAGTTTCTCCTTTTAGTAAATAATTACGTAGTTCATAATCGGCAACTTTCTTTAAATCAGAATTAGACAAACTTTCTAAGTCTTTTGTACTATAATCAAGTTTTTTATATTTCTTTCTAATCATTTTACAAATATAAACAATTATTTTGAATTGTGCAAGTTTTAACTGTTTTTATTATTTTTTCACCGAATTATAAGTTATTTCTGTTACATACTCAGTTTTAAAAGGTGTAGTTGTAACCATTTCATTAGCCATAGTACACCCACACACACCTGAACCCCCATTCAAAGGATTACATGAACAAATTTGATTATAAGGTATTTTATCAGGGCAAAATCCTTCATTTTTCCAAGTTAATGGTCTACTGCTTAAATGCCTATTAGCTTCAATTAACATTTTAACTAAACTTTCTTTTTCTAAACTCATATATAAATCATACTTTTCTTGGTATGTCATTTCCATTTCCTGTATCATATTTTATTTTTTTTTATTATGAAAATAATTTTCTAACAATAGCTCCTAATTCAGTATCATTAGGATTTGCTTTTATTAATGTTTTAATTTGAGTTCTAGTTATTAACTCTAATGTTTCACTTGGAGTTAGTGGTTTAGTGTAAAACTGTTCTAAATCATTTTTAGTTTGATGTACTGTCTTAAATTTTTCCATTTTATTTAACTTTTTTACGTAAAATTTCTAATATTTGTTTATCACTTAAATAATCAACTGACCTGAAATCATCTCCTACTATGGCGTGCAATGAGCCTAAATTATATGCTCTACCATCTATATTAGGATTAACTTTAGCTTGGTCAAATTTTCCATTTAACTCATCATTAAACCCCTCCATATAAATTTTTAAAATATCTTTATCTTGCATTATTTTTTGAAGTATAATATGGGTCATCTATATCTTCTATAAACTCTCCGTTTTGTTTGAAATTGTATTCATCTATATTTAACTGTTCTTTCATTTCTTTTTCCGCGATTTTTTCTTTTATTTGAAGCTGTCTTTCTTTATCTTCGCCAAAATCTGAATTATGCCTATCCCACATTAAAACTGTTGATTTATGTATTTTATCTATAGGAGTGTCTGTATTTTTAAATTTACCTTCTCCTTTGTGTTTGTAAGTTTTTCCCATAGCAATTTACTTTTTAAGTATTTCTTCTATCTGTTCTTTTAATTCTTTTTGCGCCAAAGAAAATTGAAAATTATCTCTACACCATTTTAGCCACTTAACATCAATAGCTTTAACTTCCTCTACTGATTTATTAATGTATTTTCCAAAAGTAAAAACTGCTTTATACTCTTTAGGCTCATTTTCAAAAATACTAGGTTCTCTGTCCTTAAATACCTTTTTATTTCTTTTACAAAACTCCTCTAAAAATTCAATCTCATCTTTAGTAGGAATACCTCCTGCGATAAATATAATTTTATTTTCTTCATTTAAATGATAATGTTTTGAATTAAGCCACCAATTACTAGAAGAGTCACGAAATTGCTTTATTTTTAGTTTTTCTTCTGCGGATTTTTTAGTAGCCATTTAAAAATAAATTCAAATCTTTTTCCTTATCTACTAGGTATTCTAAAGCTTTTTCTTTAGCATCATCTAAACTATATTCACAAGCTATCAACTTACCATCAATTTCTAAATCGTAACTTGTATTATCTTTCCATGACTTCCATTCAATTATAGCTTTTCCTAATGGAGTTTCACAAGTTATATAGTTGTAATAACTAATTCCTTGTTTTGGTGGTTTTGGTTCTGTCCAATTCATAATTTTATTATTAATTAAAATACCCTTACCTAAACAATTTGAACAAGAATATACATCATCAAATTCCATTCCTTCAACCAATCCTGTGCCATTGCAAGTTTCACATTTATTAGATAAAGTATACATTTCTTCTATTTGCTCAAAAGTAAAATAATAACCCCAATGACTATCAAACTGAATAAAAGTATTTGGAAAGTATTTTTCTTTAAGTTCTTGTTTTTCTATTTCATTTTTGCCGAAAAACCAATCTAAAGATTTTTCTCTTGTTGTTTCTTCCATAATTTTAAATTAAATCTTCTAGTTGAGATATGAAGACTTTGCGCCACGCCTTTTCGCTTGAATAACGCTCTATAGAGGCATCAATTTCTTGTTCTATACCTTCCTTACCTTTTAAACCATAAAGTTCATTTATAAGCTCTGTAAGTTCTTCACAAGCTAGTTTATGGTGTAATATTAATTCTGTTATTTTTTCTGTCATTTTAGTTTATTTTTTTGCGCGAAAAAAATTTAGAACAAAGTTCTTTAAAGAAAACAGCTTTCTAATTTCTGTATAAACTTTATATCTTCTTCTGTTAATTTATTTTGTTTTTCTCTATCTAAAATATCTTTGTATTTTTCTTTTAGAACGCAGTTCCTGCCCGCCGATTTTATAGAAAGCCATTCTAAGTGTAATTTAGTTTGTTGATTCATTTTTTAAATTTTCCAATGTATCTTTTTGTACTGTATCAGCTACTTCTAATAAAATGCCTACTATTTTATTAAAAAACTCAGTTCTGTTCCATAATTCTCCTGAGCCTACATTATTTGATAAATAGTTTGCTTTTTCTTTGAAAAACTCTATATAATCTTCTTTACTTTTCATACTTTTTATTTTTAAATTTTCGGAAAAAAAGATTAAAAAGACAGAATTTCTTCTCTAACTTCTTTCCAGTATTTAATTTCATCACATTCATAATTCGGATTATACTCAGATACAAATGTTTTCAATATTTCATCTACACAAATTAAAGCGTGTTCTTTAACAACACTTTGCCACATAATACTTTGTATTCCAAAAATTGTATTGAATTTATTTATTAATTCTTTAGCTTTTTCTTTTGTGTTATACATAATTTTTGTTTTATTATTCTGCAAATATAATTAATTATTTTGAATTACACAAGTTTTTAGTAATTTATTTTACTTTTTTCACATTTAGGTATAATTTAGGCAACTAATAAATCTGCAAACTCTTCCGTTTTTTACTGTATCTATTGATTATCTTTAAACATAAAGCTGTTCTTCTATTTGTTTTGCGCAAAAAACTGCTAAAATAAATATGTGCTATTAATTAATTCGGCGGAAAAACTAAGTTCAAAGTAAATCAAAAAACTGATTAATTAAGAATTCCGCCATAAAAAATAAAGCACATAAAGAAAAAGATTAATACATAAGTTATAATAACGACGGCATACAAAAAACCCCTTTGAAGACTTTTACATCTCCTGACCTTCCAATTACTTGGAGGCGATTTTAACTTACATCTTCAGCTAAGTGCTGTACGTCAGAGACTGTATTACTTTCTCCTACACCCACACACTGCGTAACTACCCTTTTCAAAATGTTACGTCTTATCGTGCCCACTAACCTATATATAAGTCATTTTTTCGGCTATCGGGGACAACCTCGTTTCTATTTGAAACTACTAACCCGACTTCTAACCCAATACTTCAGTTTCCCTTCTCCTGGGTGAGATACGTTCAACACGTACCGCCTAATTCTATTTTAAAGTGTTATACCACTAATTACTTACTTTTATAAAATGCCGAAACTCTCAGTAACAAAAAATGAACCTAATTGTTGGAGCGGTTCATCATTGCTAAAGAGAGTTTACGTCTTTATATATTTTTTAGTTTATTATGTATGCTCCAACCTATACTTTTAAACTCCGATAATGTCTTTTTTAACGTCCGCTATTAATGCTAATGAATAACAGAAGACGGATTTTTAAAGAAAAATTCTAAACTATAAAAATGATTACTTCGATGAGTAATCTCCACATTTACGGTTCTGTGGGCAACCACGTCCCTTACAATTTTTGTAATGACAATTTAGTAGCGTGAGGCAGGACTCGAACCTGCGACCTTTAGCTTATGAGACTAACGAGATAACCAACTTCTCCACTCCGCAATTTAAAAGGTTGCTTCGGGTGCAACTCAATAAAACCTCTGTAGTTCCCAAACACAAGGTAAAGGATAAAATAACGTCAAATGCTTCACAAAGAGAATACTGTTCTCAAAAGCCCTCAACTACGTCCGTAACGACTTATTATTTTGCAAACTTACAACAATTAAATTAACTATGCAAATTTTTTATGTTAAAATTCTTCTAAATTTCTTGCCGAACTATGAGAGTTAAATAAATTGTAAAAGAAAATTTGTAGTAAATTAACTATTACATCCATAGAAACCCCTTTCAAATACTGCAAATATAAATCCCTAGAAAGACTATTTATAAAATCTTCATACTCCACTAAGTACCTCTGACTAACTATGTCAAAAGACACTAATTCCCATAATTCAATATAAAAATCTTCTTGGTTTAATTTCATATTGCAAATATACAATATTTGTTTTAATCTGCAAAATTGGTTAATTTAATTGTAACCAAAACAACATTTAACAAAACTTTAACATAAAATATTTGGAACTTAAGATTTTTCTTAATATATTTGCAAAGTGAAAGTAAAAATGTACGCTATACATAGATGGCAACAAAGATTTATTCAAGGAGTAATAGACTTCTTTGAGAGAGAAGGTGGAGTACATATTAAGACTATAAAAAATAGATATGTCCAATATGAATTTTGCGGTTTAACTTATTACATCCCTAGAAATCAAAGATTTGCATTTAGTTTATTGTGCGACGGAGATGACCCAATAGTTTGTGAGACAGGTTATTATTTTAAAGCATTAAAAAAAGTACGACGTAGATTATTAAAAAGAAAAGAAATATATCTTGAACGAAATATTAAAAATACGACATCAGTTTAATACTTTTCAATATTCAAATGAGTTGGAATTGATTAGTACAATTATTAAGATTTATTCTTTGGTTAGTAGAAAACAGAAGCTAACAGAGAAGGAAGAGGATATTCTAATGTTTTACATTAAATATGGATATTCGGCAAAGACTAAAAATGCAATAGTTAAAGACGTTAAAAAGAATAATGTTAAAGACGACCACACAAAAATAACTAAAAAGCATTTAGATGTTATAAATCACGCTTTAAAAAATAAAGGATATTTAGATAATCATCCAACAAACGGAAGATTAAAAGTGCTTTCAAAAGATTTGCAAAATTTATCTGATGTTTTTATGAATAGGAACGGCGAAAAAATGATGTATTTAATAGGATTTGACAAAATATAATGAGAGAGAAACCATTTCTATTAAAAGAAGATATTGTAGATTTATATCACAAAAAAAGACCTAAAGTACCTAAAGAAGATATTGAAGACGTTCTTAATTGTTATATAGAATACTTATCTAGGAAAGCTTCAAGTAAAATAAATAATTATCCTGCATATAATATTCCAAATGTAGGAACAATGTATTTTGATTTTAATAAGTTGCCCGAAAAAGAAGAATTTACAGCTATTTTATATGGCAATCTTTTAAGAGAGATTATGTTTGTAGAAGAAAAGAATTTTTTAAGTTTAGTGATAAACGGCGGAAAAATATTAAACAGAAGAATAAAAGGAATGAACAAAGATGAATTAATGCTAAATCAAAATGAAATTGCTGAAAAAGATTAAAATAATTACCTTTTCAAGATTTAAAAAACCAAAAATAGAAAAGTGGATAGAGCAGAGAAGAAAGATATGTGCTATATGTAAATGGAACACAAAAAACCAAGCTAAGACATCTTTCAAAATAAAAATAATTAAAGCTCTATCCGACTTCTACTCTTTTATTACCTTTAAAAATAAGCAAGATAATTTAGGAAGCTGTTCAGTCTGTGGATGCAGTATCTATTATAAGTCAAGTGAAGAAGTAGAAGACTGTGAAAAAGGAAAATGGAAATCAATTTATATATCTAACAAGGATGCCCCCTGAACACTTTTCTATTTAGCAATGTGGGATTAATTATTACACAGAAATTAACCAATTTGGTAATGTAATATTAATGTGTTACTTTTGTAGAATAAAAATATAACTAATGGAAAAAAGAGAAAAAATAATACCTGTAAGAGTTTCTTTAGAAGAAGAAAAAATACTTTTAGAAAAAGCAAACAAAATAGGTTTGAAATTATCAACATATCTTAGACTTTCAGCTTTAGAAAAATGATTAAAACGTACACATATAAAATTAAACCTAATAAAGCTGTTGAACGAAAGTTTGAAGAGCAAATAGGGGTATGTAGATATGTGTATAATTTAGCAATTGAAGTTAGAGAAGAATCTTTTAAAAAAGGTATAAATATTAACTATTTCGATTTAAGTAAACAACTTACAGAAGCTAAAAAAGATTTTGATTGGCTTAAAAAACCACACAGTCAAACACTTCAAACAGTTTTAGAAAGGTTAGAACTGGGGTATAAAAAGTTTTTTGCAGATTTAAAGAAAGGAAATAAAACTTCAAAACCAAAATGGGCTAAAAAAGCTAAATGGAAAAGTTTACCATTTAAATCTGTAAAGACAACATTTAATGGTTTTAAGTTACCTTCTTTTGGAAGTATAAAAGTATTTAATTTTAAAATACCTAAAG